AATCCACAGGTGTTCCGAAATTAGCGCGATTCACGCGCATCGCAATCCAGTAATCATGTGCTTGTGCCCAGAAAGTTTCTTTTGGATCTGGGATATACCCCTCCTCTAAATCTAACATTTCTTTTAGCATTCCCTTAGGTATTTTAGAAGTAGGGAATCCAATTTTAATTAAAATTTCTATTAAAGAACTGGTTATACACACTTGATCTTCTTCGTGCATATTAAGAGAAGTGTCGGGCCACGTTCCGTCATTTTCCTCAACTTGTCTAAATTTGACAAAAGCAGTTTCTACAATAGAAAAGAGTGGTAGCGAATACGCCTTGTCTCTTTCAAAAAAAGACGCGATAGGTAATTTAGCAACTCTCTTAAACCAATTCCCCAAAAAACCCGGCTTTGTATGATACATCTCGAAATCGATGGATTCCTCGTAGATCGTGGCGATTTCTCTCGTGTCCCACTCCCATCCATTGGCAATACCCGGGACAATGTAATGTTCGTGTACATGATCAAAAAATTCTTTAATTAATTTAGTCGGCCATTCTCTACCCCTGACACCTTTTTGAATTTTGCTAGCAGATACTTCTCTTTGTATTAAATTTTGTATATCACCCGGTATTTTATTTAAATATGAATTGGGTGTATCAAAATCTATAAGTGCTCCAAATCTTGAATTTAATTTTTTACTACCTGTTATTCCCTTTGGGAATTTACCTGTTCTGTTATATACATTAAGTCTACGCTTGTAATCACTAAGACTAGCTTTTAAAGTTGGTTTATTCCAAAGTATGTACATACTTAAATAACCAGGCTTCATTGGATCGTTTGTACGGAGATCCTTTTTGTGACGAGAAATGTATCTTTCTCTTCGTTCGCGATCCTTATGGATTGTAAAATCTGACATGCCGGCTGCACCAAATTTACGAATGTAAGTTTTTCCATTCTTATTGAATGTAATTTCATATTTTTTCCCGCCAGATTTAAGTTTCTTAAAACTCTTTACCTTTATCATATTTATAATAAACAATATTTTAATAAAGTATTAAAATTGGTTTTAAAGTACGTATATTTTTCTTTCTATCCAAAAATTTTTAATATCATTTCTAAGGTATAATTTTCTTATTTCTAAATTAGGTCTTTTATGAGAGACAAATAAGACGCTTTTATATTTAAAGGTGCTTAATAAAAGGTCTAATATATTTATATATTACTAACCAATAAAATATTGTAACGATAGTTATTATAATAGCTTTTTTCAGGGTTGGTACTTTACCGTCAAAGAAAAAGGCTAATGCAAGAGTTATAAATATGTTTTCTATAACGTCTTCTACAACTATATGATATCCTTTTTCTAATTTATTAACCATTTATTAATATTAAAACATTTTAATTATATTCTTTTATTTTGTTAAAATTTAAATATTTAAATACATTTTCTTTGTCAACGTCTATTTTCTTAAAATAATCTAAATATGTTTTTATATCTGGGATTTTCCCTTCTAGAGATGTTATAGCAGATAATTCAGCTGAGGCTAAGTATACATTAGAGTTCTTTCCAAGTCTATTTGGAAAGTTTCTGGTTGACGTAGATAATACCGTAGTATTGTCATCTACCCTAGCTTGATTGCCCATACACAAAGAACACCCAGGGACCTCTGTTCTAACCCCCGATTTTTTGTAAATATCATAATAACCTTCTTTTTTAAGTTGTAATTCGTCCATTTTTGTAGGCGGGGCCATCCAAAGTTTAGATATAGATTCTTTATTGTTTAATAATCTACCAGCGGCTCTAAAATGACCTATATTTGTCATGCAACTTCCTATAAAAACTTCATCTATTTTTTCTCCTGATACATCAGATAATAGTACTGTTTTATCTGGATCGTTGGGGGCACATAATATAGGCTCTTTAATGTCATCTAAATTTATTTCTAATATCTCTTTATACTCGGCGTTTCTATCGGCTTCTAATAATTGAGGATTATCTATCCATTCTTTCATTTTTTTAATTCTTCTTTTGATTGTTCTCTCATCCTTATACCCTTCCTTAATCATCCAGTTTAAAAGAGTAATATTGGATTGTAAATATTCTATAATTGGTTCTTTATTTAATTTTATTGTGCAACCGGCTGCAGATCTTTCGGCGCTCGCATCAGAAAGTTCAAATGCTTGTTCACACGTTAAATCTGGTAAACCTTCTATTTCTAAAATGTTCCCATTAAATATATTCTTCTTGTTTTTCTTATCTAAATTTAGTAAATTATTTTTTTTAGCATAATGAGGTATACTATGAACTATATCTCTAAGAGTAATTCCGGGTTGCATAGTTCCTTTAAATTTAACTAATACAGATTCTGGCATGTCTAAAGGCATTACTCCTGTAGCAGAGGCAAATGCTACTAATCCAGAGCCCGCCGGGAAAGATATTCCTATAGGAAATCTAGTATGTGAATCTCCGCCCGTTCCAACTGTATCGGGAAGTAACATACGATTTAACCAACTATGTATAATACCGTCTTTTGGTCTTAAGGATATACCTCCTCTATTATGCATAAAATCTGGAAGAGTATTATGAGTAATAATATCTACATCTTTAGGATAAGCAGCTGTATGACAAAAAGATTGCATAACTAAATCTGCAGAAAATCCTAAACATGCTAAATCTTTTAATTCGTTTCTAGTCATGGGTCCAGTTGTATCCTGTGATCCAACTGTTGTAACTTTGGGTTCACAATAATTACCCGGATGTATTCCGTCTAATCCACACGCTCTTCCTACAATTTTCTGCGCCAAGGTAAACCCCTTTTTATCGTATTTAATTGTTTTGTTTTCAATAAAAAAATTGCTAGGTGTCATATTTAAACTTTCTCTAGATTTTTCAGTTAGTGCTTTACCAATTATCATGTTAATTCTACCCCCTGCTCTAACGCTATCTAGAAGCGCCGGGCATTTTAATTTCCATTCGCATATTAGTTCATTTGTATTTTTATCGATTGTTTTTCCATTTTTAATGTCTAAAATAATCTCTTGTCCCATTTTAATATCTTTAACAGGCATCTCAATTGGTAAAGCACCAGAATCTTCCATTGTATTAAAAAATATAGGAGCAATTTTATCTCCAAAACAAAAACCTCCTTGTCTTTTATTTGGCACATATGGTATATCTTTTCCGAAATGCCAAAGTATACTATTAGTTGCACTTTTTCTACTAGAACCTGTTCCTACTATATCTCCAACAAAAGCAATAGGATTACCTTTTTGTTTCAACCGTTCTATAGTTTCAATTGGCCCAATCTCATATGGTATGTTAGGCACAATTCCATCTCTTGGACATTTTAACATGCTTAACGAATGAAGAGGTATATCTGGACGAGAAAACGCGTCTTGCGCGGGAGACAAATCGTCAGTATTTATCTCTCCGTTTACCTTAAAACAAGTTAAAGTTATACTATTTTGCAATTTTTCTCTATTGAAAAACCATTCTGCCTCCGCCCACGACTTTATAACTTCTTTGGCATATGGATTTCCTTTATTCATTTTTTCTTCTATACAATTAAAATAGTCAAATATTAATATATTATTTTTAAGATTATGTGCCGCAAACACCCCATGCGAAGAATCTAGTAACTTTACCAATGCTTCTATTGAGTATCCTCCTTGCATTGTTCCTAAGATGTTAATTGCATCCAATCTAGAAATAAAGCTTTTTTCATTTCTAGATTCTGCGATATCTAATAAAAAATTTGCCTTTAATTTAGACGTTGAATCTACCCCCGGTAAAATTTTATTTTTGAGTAAATTAAGTAACTCAGATTGATTATAAAATGAATATTCATCTTCAATTTTAGAGTTAAAATTAATTTGATTTATAAGTTCTTTTGTTTCTTCTAAATTTAGAGGAAGCGGAGGAATACCTAATTTATTTCTATTTAGTGTGTTATTTTTAAATTTAGATAATAAATTAATACTAGTACGTCTCATTTAAATTATATTATATTAGTTAGTTTTTTTAAATCCTTTTATAGATATTATTATATTAAATACAAATGATTAGTAAGTTGTATAATAATATCAAAAAAGAAAGAGTGGTTATAATCGGGAGCGGGTGGGCAGGTTCTACAATTGCTAAAAATATAAACTGTAAAACTAAATACAATCTTACTGTTATAAGTAATAGAAATCATATGGTTTTTACTCCATTATTAGCGTCAAGTTGCGTAGGTACTCTTCATTCATTGAGTGTAATTGAAAATATTAGACATATACAACCGAATTTAAGAGACTCTAATAATCATTTTTATCTCGGAAATGTTAATTGTATTGATAAAACTAATAAAAAAATTTATTGTACAGCCCTAAATGACAAAAAATTTGAAGTTAATTACGATAAATTAGTCATCGCAGTAGGTGGTAAACCCTCTACGTTTGGAATAAAAGGAGTTAAGGAATATGCTCATTTTCTTAAAAATTTAGACGATGCTCGAAAAATAAGAAATACTATTCTTGAAAACATTTGTCTGTCTGGTATACCTGGAACAACTATAAAAGAAAAAGAGAGACTAATGAATTTTGTAATTGTCGGGGGAGGACCAACTGGCGTAGAATTCTCTAGTGAACTGTGTAATTTTATAAACGAAGATATGTACAGATATAATCCAAATGCAAAAAATCTTGCTAAAATAACAATTATAGAAGGAAATGAAATTTTAGGAAGTTTTGATTCAAGCTTAAAAGATTATGCATCTATTAAGTTAATTAATGCAGGCGTAAATATTAAAAAATCTAGAGTTGAGAGAATAGAGAAAGATAAAATTTATTTATCTGACGGTACTATTATTAATTACGGTATATGTGTATGGTCCACTGGTATAGAACCCGGGGATTTAGTTAAAAATTTTAATTGTATTAAATCTAAAAATGGAAAAATTAAAGTAAACGAATTTCTTAATATTTATAATTTAGATGGAAGTATAAATGAAGACATATATAGTTTAGGCGATTGTGTTGAAATAGAAGATAATCCGTTACCCCCTTTAGCTCAGGTTGCAGAACAACAAGGTCTTTTTCTTGCAGATTCTTTTAATAATCTAAATATACAAAATAAATTCAAGTATAATCATAGAGGTTCAATGGTTACTCTAACCACGGGTTCGGCTATATTAGAATCTACTGTTAAAATTAAAGGAATAACATCTTGGGTTCTATGGAGATCTGTTTATCTTACAAAATTAATATCTATTAAGAATAAGTTAAACGTTGCTTCACAGTGGTTTGGATCTTGGATTAAAGGTCGCGAGATTAGTTTTTAATAATGTAGTAAACTATGATAATAATAATTATCAATAATAAGGGTTTTAATATTGTATTTAATGTAAATATTTCTTTGCTTCTATATATTTTTTTATCTTCTGGATATAATTTAAAATAAAACGACGAAACATTTTCACAAACGTTCTCCATTGAAGTAAATTGATATATATTATTACCGTTATGAGGACCAACCCAGTAAAGATTTTTAAAATTAGAATTTTTGGGGAAAGAATCTATATATGTTGTTTTTTTTGTTTTCATAAAAGGGGTGTCGTCTGTAATCCATTGATTATTTTTATATTCAACTCTTTTATTTAATATTAAAACAGGTTTTTCTTTAATTTTAAGTAAAGAATTTATTTGTCTATAAGCTTCATTCATCAATTCTTTATTATCTATTGTCTCATTAGCAGTTTTGTTCGTAAAGTTGGATTTAGTACCTAAATTTACTATAAGAGCAGATATTAAAGTATTTGTTTTATTTCCCATTTTTTCTTCAAAATAATCTGACATTACTATCCACGCTACCCCCCATTCTCCAAAGCCATTCCCCCACACATCTGGTATATCAATTTTATTTTCAAAATGTATTGTAAAAGATATATAGGGTATATAACTATTGTCAATGACATAATTATCTATTTCTGATATTGAATTAAAAAATGAATATTTTAATGTATTAGATTTTTTAAATAATTTTGCACTATGCAGAGGAGGAGTTGTTATAATTAAAGAATCTGATTTATATTCATCACTGTTGGTTTTAATAATATAACCATAATTATCTTGTTCTATATTTTTAACTTCCTTATTATACAATATTTTAACTCCCAACGATTTTAATTTTTCAATAACAGGTGGCCATAACCATACATCATTTGGTACATTAGGTTCAACTATTTTATAAAAAGCATTTTGATTAAAAATAGAAAAAAAAGCACCTGCTGAATAAGTCATAGAGGTTGCTCCGTCTGTAAGTGTACATAATTTATTTATATAATCCTTGGCTTCTTTGCTAAAATTAGGAAAAACATCATTTACTGATAATTTTTTAAAATACTCAGGATAAATAATAAATATAATGTAGTTTATAAAAATCTGAGATATTTCTAATATATTAGCAGATTTAAATAATCCTTCTATTCCAACTATAAAATCATATTTATAGTCTTTCATATTATCTCTAAAATTTACATCACATAGTTCCAATAGCTTTTCAAATTTAAAATAATTTGTTAGATAAATTCTAGGTCCGTGTTCAGAAAAACTTTTATCGTATCCAACCCTGTCTACTCTATGAGAACCTCCAAGTGTGTCCCACTTTTCCAATATAGTAATATCATTACTTGAATCTTTTTTTGCAAGAAGAAGCGCTGTAAATATACCAGACGGTCCTCCGCCAATTATAGTATATTTCATCTTATATAAATATAACAAATAATTAATTTAAAAATATAATTAATTTAAATTAAGAATGAAAAGCGCACCGACTGGAGCCAAGATATTCAAGGCAAAGTGTTCCACGTGTCATACAATAGAAAACGGAGGTCCTAATAAACAAGGTCCTAATCTATGGGGCGTTTTTGATAGAAAGGCCGGTAAAACACCAGGATTTAAATATACTCAGGCAAATTTAAATTCTGGAGTAACATGGACAGAAGAGGCTCTTATAGAATATCTTAAAAATCCAAAAAAATACATTAAAGGAACAAATATGGCTTTTCCTGGATTTAAAAAAGAAATAGATGCTAAAAATGTAGTAGAGTTCCTCAAGTATTTTAAATAATAATTTGATTATCTACTCATTATTAATAATTTTTTACCTAAAACAGTAGATAAAAAAACAACTACAAAAATTATTAATGAGCTAGTAAATAAAACCTGACCATGATGAACAATCATATGCATTATTTGACTAAAAAAATCTAGTTTTGCCGCTCCATTTGGTGGCTTAATTTGCGCAGATGTGGCAAAAGGAGTTAAAATAATAGCAAGAACTATATTTAATATAACTCCAACTATAGAATTATAGAAAGCAACTTTATTCATTTATATTAATAAAAGATTTTATAATAATATTTAATTATCTTTAAAAAGAGTTTTGATTTCTTCATTTGGATAAACATATCCAAAATCTGGCTGATCTTCGTGACCTTCTTTTAAAAGTGTATAATCGCCTGTGTTTGTACATAAATTATAAATATTAAAATTATCAGCAAGGTCAAACTTATCTGTTCTTGATGAAAGATTTACAGAAATGCTTCCCTCTACGCCGCTTATAATTCTATGAAATATCCCAGCTGGCCACACAACCATAGCGGGGCCGTCATAATACAATTTATCATTTTTGTAAACTTTATCCGGGGTTACAATAAAGGACGCTTTTGTTTTAGTTTTTGGATCAAATATATCAATGTATCTAGTACCTTGTAAAACTAGAAGATTGTCGTCTTGACCTGGATGCATATACCATGGGCGTTTAACAGCTATTGTTCCGACATCCGGTGTTTCAATTGGTCCAGGAGATATAGAATTGGGACCGTGTATAACTCGGTCTATTCCGCTAATTTTTGGAATATCAGAAGGAACCATTTCATCAAATTTGACGCCTTTTGTTCTTCTTAACATTCGAAGTGGAATAATTCTGTACATTTTTTTTTATAAATAAAAATAGAAATATGCTTTTAAGTATATTTATTAATTATATTTGGACATAAGTAAGAATCTTTACACACTTTTCTTGTATTTCCTAGTTCGTTTGCAGTATAATCTATTCCTTTTAATAAATTACTTCTTCTTTCTTTTTCAGTAGTTCCTCTTTTGATATTATTCATAAATTTACTAAAAATTTTATTTGCACAATAAGTCCTTATGTCTTTACAGGTTATATTAGTTTGAATTTTGGTTTTTAAGAATTTATTTAAATCACTAGAATGTATCCTATTAGAATTTATATCATAAAATAAATATGGACCTTTTATTCTAAGAACCCGATTTATGAAGCATAAACTGTTATGATTACTTATTATCTTATTATGTAATATACCTTTTTTACCTATAAAAGATAGAGTATTATTTTTAAAATGAGTTTTAAGTAAAGTACATATTCCATAAGTTCCGTTTTCTTTTTTATAATTATCGTTTCCAACTCTTATACATAAATCTTCCATAAGTTTAATTACATTTGCTATTACACACTCTCTTGAAAGATCTTTTTTTGAAATATAGTGTTTTATGACTCTAGAGTATCTATTATAATTAAATGAATTCATTTTATTAAATTTACTTTTCTTAGACTTTTCTATGAAATCTTTGTTGTATATATATTGTTTTCTACCCTTAGAATCATATCCTGTTGCTTGTATTTTAGCTTTAGATGATTTATCTATTTTAACATTCGTCCACATAGGAGGTATTTTAAGATTTTTAATTCTCTGTAAATCATCTTTAGTAGCTCCTCTATAACCAAATTTGTTATTTACAACTTGTCTAGTTATGTGAGACATTTAATTTAAATGTATATTTTAATATGTTATTTAAAGCATAAATTTATATTATTTTACAATTATATATAAAGATATTATACATTAATAAGTAAATGACAAATTGGGACATTCTGCTTTTGGACAAATCCGGGTCTATGATAAACAATAAAACTGATCTAATTGTTGGTTTTAATGAACTCATAAACGAACAGAAAAAAGAAGAATCTGACAATTTATTTACAGTCTTTACTTTTAACAATAAAGTTGAACTTTTAAAACAAGATAAATTTCAAAATTTTGAAGAAATTGATAATACATCTATAATTACAAAGGGAACTACGGCGTTATATGATGCAATTGGAAAGGCTTATGATATGATTCTTGAAAATAAATTGTATACAAATATTACATTAACTGTTATAACAGATGGTCTAGAAAACAGTAGTAAATTTTATACAATTGATATGTTAAATGATAAAAAAAGGCAAATCGATGAAAAATACACAATCAAGATGGTATTTATAGGGGCTGATATATCGTGTATAACAGAAGAAAATGTTGCACTGCATGCGTCTCAAAGCGTAGACTGCGGGGGAAATATACATAGAGCTCTTAGAATCGCATCTAGGACGATGTCTAGTCAACGAGATGGAAGTGAATATGTACCAGAAGAGTCTATTCAGGTAAACCCCGCAACGCCATTGGTTATGAAAAGAAGTAGATCTTGTAGCCCAAGAGGTGTACCAAAACTTAAAAGATGTAAAACATTGTCATAAATATTAAATGTCAGTAATATTTGATAATACTCTAAAACTGTTATGATTTATATTAACAAATACCTCTTTGTTGTTTTGTATTAATTTCATTATTCTTTTCTCTTGTTTTTTAAATTTTTTATTCTTTCTTTTTGTTATGCGATCTTCTTCCATAACTAACATTTCAAATTGTGCGTCATTATATTCATTTTCTGTATCGTCATAAAAATCTTCAATTTCTTCTGATATTATATTTCTACAATATGGACATTCGTTTTTAGTTAGTCTATCATTGCAATTTGTACAAATAAAATGTATACAAGGAAGAAAATTAATACATTCTATAGTCTTGTTTTCCATACATATACCACATTCAAATAGTAATGTAGATGTCTCCTCGAAATCCATTTAACTAAACTAAATTTATTTATTTTAATTAAATGAATATTTATAAATAATGATATGTTTATAACTCCTAGGAGTTTTACTTATAATTATCTAGACTAATTAACATTTCCACTTAAGATTACAATTTGTACATGTTACATATGTAGTCATTGGTTCATCAGCGCTTCTGGTTTGCATTTGATAATATACAGTTTTCATTGACTTACATCTATTACATTTAAACATACCATCGCCAACCGGGACTTCTTGTTTAACTATTGCTCGATTAAGGCTTTTTGTTCTTAGGGCTTCCCAAACATCTGGATTAAGTTCTTCTCTCGTTAATTTAACTAGTGTATATGCTTCTAACATTCCGTCTCTTATTTTTTCCTTTAAAACAGGGGCGTTCGTTGTGTAACTAATATTAGCCAAAATTCTTCTTGCATTAGTTGAATATTTTTTAAGAAAATTTGGATCAGACCATTTTAGGGGATAACGTTTTTCTTTGCAAAACTCTATGGCAGAATTAAAAACACCTTTTTCCATATTTAAAATTACAACATTGTCTTCTTCGAGTTGCATATATTTTGCTGCATTCTTTTTGAATATATCTCGACGAAAAGCCATGTTCTTATATATCAATTATATTTTATACTTTTAATATAGTTAATTTTATGTAATTTTTTAATAGTGTATAAAATTGTAAACTAATCTTCTTAGTGAGTAAATTATAATTAAAAAAAATATTTATATACAATTAAATGGATGAAAACGAAGAAAAAGGCTTATTGGATTACTTGCCAATTGTAATTGGAATTTTGTTAATTATAGTCGCTATTTATATGCTTGTTAATACAAGCAAAAATCCAAGTCCAAATTATCAGCCAATGAATATATTTGGACAACAGGAATACAACATAGCAAGCGCTTTTGAGATAGCAAAATAATTACAAAAAAATAAAGTATTTAAAAATAAATACAATAAGTTCATAGATACAAATGATAAGGCGACTGTTTTTAGACGAGGCTTTTAATCAGGCACTGAAGTCAGACATGAATTTTAATCATGGATGTGTTGTAATCTATCGTGGGAAGATAATTGGGAAAGGTTATAACACGTACATTAATTCTAATTGCTGTGATAAAGCCTCTTTGCATGCAGAAGTAAGCGCCATAAATAATGCACTTAAAAAAATATCTGCAGAAGAACTTAAAAAATGCAAACTCATTGTAATTAGAATTAATAAATTTGGAGAACATCTAAATTCAAAGCCGTGCTACAACTGTACAAATTATATTAATAAGTTTCGCATTAAAAAAGTTTTTCACTCTTAAAAAAACATATATTTAACATTAAATAAAGACCTGCTATTACACTTAAATTTGATAAAAATGGTTTATACTTTAATGGTGTTGTATAAAATATAAGAGTAGCAAGTATTGTAAACAAGATTAACATATAAGTACCAATAGATGCCAAAATTGGTTCATTATTAATTGTACCATAAAGAACCATTAAAGATGCTAAAAGCTCATAGATACCCGCCCCCAAAACTATAATTTGTGAAATATCACTTGGCAGTCCAGTTTTTATAGAAAATCTAGACATCTCTGATGTCCCTAACGACGTTGTTTTATCAACCCCTGATATTATAAACATAAGTACTATTAAAAAAATTGAAATTTGTATAATTATCTCCATTTATAATATAAACACATTTTAATTTTGAATACAATTAAGCTTCCACTCGGATTCGAACCGAGGCCAGTAGATTCAAAGTCTACTGTCATAACCACTAGACTATGGAAGCTTGATTGTATTATATTTTAAACCTAGTACTAATGTATAATCAATATACTCCTCCAACCGGGTTCGAACCGGTGACCTTGCGGTTAACAGCCGCACGCTCTAGCCAACTGAGCTATGAAGGAGTATATTGATTAAAGTATTTTTTGGTTCTCCGAAGAGAAAACGTTTATTTATTATTTTTAAGGATATTATTAATCACATCACTAATCATGATAGACAACTCTTTATCTTTTTCTAGTATTTTTTTAAGGATATCTGAGTTATTAATTATTGTTTTGATAAACTTAGAGTAAAGTCATTCATTTACTCTACACTTTCATCTTCCTCACCGACTTCATCCTCCGAATCTACAATTGCATATCCAGAAAGCTTATTACTCTTGTAAATCTTTGCTTGAAGTAGCTTATATCCGACTCCATACTGGGTCTTTCCTACAAACCAAACTCCAGTAGACTGGATAAGACACACTGCTTCACAGCCCTTGGGAATCGAAGAAGAATTTACATTACCATCTGCATCTACGATCTCAACGGGCTTCTTATTTTCATCGTAGAGAACAAATTGAGGAGTTCCGTTCTTATCAAATGGAAGCTTTACCTTAAGAGTCGACGGCCACTTAGGGTCCTTTGGAAACTTTTCTGCAGACTTATAAAACTCATTAACAAGTTCTGAACTTAGTGTCTTTCCAAACCACGTAGAATGTTCTTGTGGATGCAACTTAGCCTTCTCATCGATGGCTCGAATATTACTTGTAAATTGCTTGAGCTGTTCATTTTGTGTTTCATCGTTAGCCATTGATACCGAAATATGATACCTTACTGGTCCGCCGTTTTCGGGCTTAGAAGAATCGATACCAAATGGAATACGAACTCGGCAAGTCTGTAGAATAAATGCACCGCCGCGATCGCTTGCAGTTGGGTTGTAATTTACAAGAACGCTCTGCCCACCTAGTTTATTCTGCTTGGGTGGCAAAAAGTTAATCGCGTCAGTCTCAAATTCATTCGGTAGTACAATAGAGTGGGCCATTACGTTTTCTTTGATACTATTATATAGGAAATGTCTTTAAGTTAATTAATTTTGTGTAATTTTTAGGCAAAAATAAAATATACAAACTGTATATCTGGATTACAATGTATATAATTTTATCAATAGTAGTAGTTATAATATTATTAGAGCTTTATGGGTTTACTAAATATTTAATGTTAGAATTTAAATCACAAGAAAAAATTAACAAATCGGTAAATGTAGACACCGAATTTGATAAAAAAAAATTTAATAAATACTCTGTATTAGGTGATAAAAAAATAAATCACGGACCTGGTAAAATAATGATTTTGGATGACTATAATATATTTATAAATACAGAAAATTATAATACTCTTATGAAAAAAAAATTGATATACAATATAACTACACCTTTTGAACTAGAAATTTTAAATGTAAGTCTTTCAAATGAAAATATAATTTATTATTATATAAGCGATGAATAACTAAGATGACAAACAGTTTAAAAATTGCTAAAAAATATTTAATTTAAAAAGCCATTATATATTATAACATATAGAAGAGTGCAAAGATGGATTATGACAGTGATTGCTCGGAAACATATGCTGAACTTTCAGATGAAATTCTCTCAGAACTTACAGAGAATTCCCAACTTGAAAGTATTTTTTTATTTAAAGAGTCTATCTCAAAAGAACCAGAATTTATAGGAATAAACAATATTTCTTCTTATGAGATATTGACTATTTTTACAAATCCAAAAAAAGATAAAACAAAGAGCAATTTAACACAATATCAATTAGAACTGTTTAAGAACATTTGTTATGAAATTTTTGATAATGTTTATCCAGACGAATACTATAACAGGGTCTCAGAACAAATATTCTCAAGGATTTATGTTTGAAATATTTTTGATTTCATAGATGGGTTTTTTTTATAAAAAGATTCTATTTTATTTGATTCTGACGAAATTAAAACAGTAGATAAACCAGATTTTTCAGATAAATAAACAAGTGTGAATTTTTTATCATTCATTTGTTTAGCTATATAATAAAGTATACCGTACAATTCTTTATCTTTTAATGGACTGCTTAGGTAGTCTTTAAGATCACGTTTAATCTTATTTAGTCTCTTTGTTATTCCTTCGGGAATTTGTATATCACTTGTGGTCCCTATGGGTATTGATATATATTTTTCGAAAGATGTACCATTAAATATGTCTTTCATTACAAAATTATAAGAATAAACTTCTCCTATTTGTATGTCAAAAATAGAAACTAATTTTTGAATATTAATTTGAAGTTTATTATAAACCATTGGATAATAAATAGACCACACCGCAAGAGCTTGTTTTTCTTTACCTCTTAAATCTGGTTTAATTTTTATTAAATTGTACCATATAGAAAGAATCTCATTTCTTACTCTATCAAATACAATAGGATTATATTTTACAGAAAGTAAGTCTAATATGTCATTTATTTTTTTTAAATTATTGCTAATTCTTGATTCTTCTGGGTCATTATTAGACCACGTATTTATTTTAGAAAGATCTCTTTTAACTTGTTTTCCATCTTTTATAATAGTGACAAGTGTTGTACCAGGTTCTATAAATGTATTTTTTGAAAGATTTATTTCCTGTTTATATGTTTTAAACGGATTAAGATTAATAGACGTATCTGTTGCTCCACATTCTTGGCAAATACTTTCATGATTAGAATAAACAAGAGAACTTGATTTACAAAGTTTGCATGTATCGTGACTTCTTAATGAAATATCAATTGGTTCTATTTTAATTTCTTCTTTTATAAATCCTTGTGTCTGAAGACAGTTTATTAAATATTGTCTTCTATCTTTTACACTTTTGATGTTATCAACTTTCCTTTTAAGAAGTAACGCCGTAAGTTGTTTTGACATTTACATTATATAAATATTTTAATTCATCCTGTTTAAATTAAAATAATTATAAAATATTTTGTTAAAGATATAAATATGTATGACTTAATTGTTGAAGCAATTGTAGTAGGCATCATGACTATTATATTTGGTAACGTTAGTGGAATTTTAATAAGTCCTTTGTTCAAGGTAGATCTTCCAAAAGTTTGTAGCACGTGGAACAAATTTTATGCAATGGAGATTACTTTGTTTTTAACTGGTGTTTTAATCCATTTGTTTTGTGAATTTTCGGGTATAAATAAATGGTATTGTAAAAACGGCTTCGCGTGTACAAAATAAAACTACTTTATTGAACCGGAGGTGGTTTAAGTGATATGTTTAATCTAACAGCTTCTATATTATTAACTTGATAATTACTTTCTAAATAATGTTTTAATATACGATGAATAGCGTTTCCTATCTTGGCTGCTTCATCAATATTAATCTGACCAGCTTGAAAGTTACCGGTCGCCCCCGCGTCGGTCGGACTGCTATAAGTCGCGTTCCCCCACTGAGATGAATCGCTTGAGACAGATTTTATATAAATTTCCCAAGGTGCCCCCACATCGTTTCCAAGTTGTGAGACTTGTGGTGGTGCGGTGTCGGCATCGGCGTCGGTAACTCCTCGTAAAATCTGTGTATTTTCACTAGATGTGAAAGCTGACATTTATCTTAAAAAAATATTTTTTTTTAAAATTTAACAATAAAATATATACATCTTTATGGGTATATTTTGCAGACATATCTATAAATATAGAAGACTTAGATAATGTTCTTTTTACTTAGTCTAGAACAAGTTCAAAATCTGGAAATACGTTTAGTGCTTTACTAATGTCTCCATCTAGATGCTTATTCAATTTATGATATTTATGTTTCATCATAATTTGTTCTGTAGTTAGTCCGTCTTTGTAAATTTCGGGTTTAATGTCATCTTCCAGAAAATAAGGAATAAAAGACGCCGCAAAAAGAGCTCCGGCAACGGGATAAACACGTTTAATTACTTCCTTATGTGTAGGAGGCTTCAATATATAAGACTCCGCGGAAAATAGATACAATAGAGAAAAAATAATTGCCTTTTTCATTTATTATAAATGTGTATATTTTATCTTTTTATATTAAAAACTATACACATTTATAATAATTACATATGATTTCACACTTTAACTTAATTTCCTAGTAAATATATCATCGAATATCTTCTTTAACTGGTGTTAGATTTAAGTACTACGATTAATTTAACGGATTCTATATTATTAACTATATATTCATCTTGTAAATAGAATTTCAGTATACGATGAATGGCTCCTCCTATTTTCTTCGCGGCGGCAGCGCTGGGGCGGCCAGTGGCATCTGAGCTAGTGCTGTAAGTTGCTGATCCCCAGTCCGCTTCGTTGTTCGATCTAGATTTTACACAAATCTCCCAAGGTGCCCCCAGCTTTTCATTAAGAGGTTCGTCCGGATCAAAGTAGCCGCTTTGGACGGCCTGCGTGACTCCTCGCACAAGCTGTGCATTTTCACTATAGGTGACCGGCATTTATCTTTAATAAATATTTTTTTTACACCTTTGAAACTTTTAGATGAATATTAAAAATATTTAAAAACAGAGATTTGATTAGTGAAAATGAATATAATTTATTTATAAAGAAATAAGTACTTATTCACTGAGCGTGGGAACACCAGGGGCGGCGGCGTGGAGGAGCGCTCAGATGGCAGTGTAGGAATCGCCGGGTTCGGCCTGCTCTACGGCGGCGGCTGCGGGGGTTTTAATTACTACGTTTAATCTAACAGCTTCTATATTATTGACTTGATACTCAGCTCCTAAATAATGTTTTAATATACGATGAATAGACCCTGCTATCTCCTTTGCTTGATTAAAATTAATCTTACCGGACATATCAGTATTAGTGTTGTTTGTATAAGTTGCCTCTCCCCAGTCCGTATCGTCGGGAACAAAAGATTCTATAAAGATTTCCCAAGGTGCCCCCACTTGGTCATTGAGAGGTGTATAGGAGGGCGAGGCGGTGTTGGCATTGTCCGCGGTTGTACGTCCTTGCAAAGTCTGTGTATTTTCACTATAACTATAGGTGACCGGCATTTATGTTAAAAAAAAATATTTTTTTTTTAAATTTAACAATAAAGAGCCCACGCGGGGAATCGAACCCCGAACCTTGGGATTAGAAGTCCCACGCGCTATCCAATTGCGCCACGTGAGCTCTTTATTGTTTTAATCAATGTTATTAATCATATTCTTAAAAAAATCTGGTACAACTTCTACATTTTTAACAAAAGATGGACACAAATTATTTATTGTTTTTTGATCTGCATATCTAGATCCTAAAAGTAACCAATTTATGTATTTGTTTGCATAGACAATCACTGTCTTTTCTCCAAGATACTTTACATTATAATTATAATACATCGCTAAGATATAATTATATTTATAGCCTCTGTATTTTTTACACACTTTATTTATGGCATTTTTTAAGCACTCTTTGGGTTGCGAACTACACGCTTCTTTGTAGGAGGCTTTGTTGGCTCCTTTGGGGCGTCTTCTACTACATCTGCATCTGGCACTACGGGTGTTTGCACAGAAGATTCTACCGAAGACGCCAGTGCCTGCTTTTCCTTTTCCGACATCGGATAATGAGGCTTTAGATAACGCTGAATATTGAAAAAAGTTACGGGCTGATCTGGATTACGAAGAAGAGTCTTTAGACTTGTAGCAGCAGCGGAACCCTCTAGAAGAATAAAACGGCGATTTTCCGGATTTTGAAGATTGTTATTCTTGATAAATGCGTTAATAGTAGCAGTTACTTCCTGACGAGAGTGTTCAGTATCTGGTTCAAAACCAAGAAACTTACACAATTCATTAGAAATTGCAACTGGCTTTTGTAGAGCAGAAGGACGCTTTGGTGCATCTGGGTCTGTATTTGCAACAGGGGGCTTACGGGAACGCTTAGAACGAACGGACTTATTAACTTCCTTTTGAAGAACCTTCATACGAGCGCTAAGACTCTTAGTTGTATCCATAAGAGCATTGAAATCCTTGATAAGGAGATCAAACTTTTCGGTAGTAGTATTCGGAACTGGCTCCTCGGTAGTAGACATTTATAATTCATAATAATGCTTTTCTTTAAATACATTTAATGGTATACTATTATAAAATAATTAAAAGAAATAAAACATTTAATTTAAATGTCTAACTTAGAGGATATTATAACTAGAGTAGCAGATTTTATTAAACGCTATAAATGCATAAATTCAATAAAGATACATTTTACACTTGGAAAGTATACTCAAGAGTTTGGACTTGATAAACATATTTTTCAGTTTGAAAATTATATGAATATTATAAGTTTACTCGAAAAATGTAATACATGGGAAGATGTGTCTAAAACTGAAACTAAAAAAATTAGATCCGAACCTGAAAAAATTGTAGATTCTTTAATTATAAGATGTCAAAATGGACCATACGATATTATAATTACAGCTCAAACTAAAGAAACAAGCGAAATTTATATCTCTGAGGAATTTACCTATGAAGAAAATATTTATAAACGCAAAAATCACACTTTTCGTGTATCTAAACAATCTACAAATATAGACGAAACATTTTATACTGTTTCTGTAGTCGCAGATATTCCAAATAAATATACAGATACTTATATAGCTCATTCAAGTCTTTTAAAGGTTATAGATCTCATAAGTGCGTGCGAAAACAAAAAAGAAGAATTATATTTTATTATAGTATAAAATTTACAAAATATTTAATAACTTAAAATTAAAAATTATAAATTATAAATTACAAAAAAGATGTTTACTGATTTTAACCCAGTAAACAAATGCATAACAAGAAAAGACATTATTAACATTACAGGATTTAATCCTATTAATATTTCATACTACCAAAAAGCCTTTATACATAAAAGTGTACTAAGATTCATAACAGACGAAAATTTAAACTCTTCATATGAGAGATATGAATTCTTGGGCGACTCTGTTTTGAATCTTATAATAGCTAATTTTATTTTTTTAAAATACCCCGATAAAGAAGAAGGTTATCTTACTAGAATTAGAACAAAACTTGTTAACGGTAAAACGCTCGCATTTTTAGCTAAAAAAATAAATCTTAATCAATTTCTTATTATAAGTAAAAATGTTGAAAGTATAAATGGTAGAAATAATGACCGTATTCTTGAAGACATTTTTGAAGCTTTTTTATGTTCTATTAACATGGATTTAGGATATAAATACGCTGAAAATTTTGTATTAAGAATTATCAACGAATTTATTAATTTTGAAACACTGGAAGAGGATAATAATTATAAAGATATACTTCTTAGAAAATGTCAGCAAAGTCTTCAGATTAATCCAGAATATGAATTGATTTCTACAACTGGACCAGCTCATAAGAAAATTTTTACATCAATAGTTATTATTAAAGGAGAACGATATTGCACAGGAAGCGGAAACACTAAGAAAGAATCTGAACAAATAGCATCAAAGAATACTCTTGAAAAAATATAACTAACGCATGTCTATTTACCTAATATCTGAATCATTTACCCACGGACTATGACATAAGAGTGGATAAGAACTATGAATTTCTGTTCTATATTTTCTATAAAAGATATCAATCATCCAGCCATCAACACATCGAATTTTACGATTATTTTTCAAAAATTCGTTATAATTATCTAATAATAATTGACAACCTTTTTTACTTATTATATACGCATGAGTAGTTCTATCACAATCCCAGGCATTCCAATTACGTTCCCGCGAATAATCATACTTAACTATCTTATCCGTTACATGTATAGAGTTAATCATTTTATAATTTTCTTTAAATCTTCCTCCGATGTATATTATATTGAAATCTAAATCTGTATTAATTATATCGTTAAAACTTTTTTCAAAATCTTTTGAGAATATTGCATCATCTTCAAAAATAACAGAATAATTTGAATCTTTTTGTTTTAATGTTTCTTCCCAACATGCTACATGACTCAAAAAGCACCCGATGACCCCTGCCGACTCACCTTTAAAATTATGAGGAAAGGAGGTTAAGGTTTTTCCATCAAATGCTCTAAGTACTTTTATTTTTGAGGTGTCTAATGGACATCTTTCTTTGAATAGTTTAAGTCTATCAGGTCTTCTCTTAAGATTAATAACATACCAATTAAATTCAGATTCTGTATTATTTGTAGGTTCAAATCCAAATGGCTCGGAATTCTGAATTTCTTGTGTGGATTCTTCATTATCTTTTTCAATATATTCTTCATTATATTTTTCAATATATAAATTACCGGACTTAATAAATATTGGCATTTAGATAATTAAATATTTTAATTTAAAAAATTAATTCGCACCAGTGCTTCCAAAACCACCAGTACCTCTAGAGGTAGAAATATCGACGTTATCTATTTGATATCTAGGAAGATTTCCGTCAAATGCCACAATTTGAAAATAACAGCAGCCTTCTTGAAATAGAACGTCTGAGTTGCCTATATTATCTACTACTACCATAACATCTCCGCGATATTTTTTATCTACAATTCCAATTGAATTAGCAAGTCTAATATTGGTCTTAGAGATAGAACTTCTCGGAATAAGCATATAGCCATGGCTTGGATTTGCTTTAAAGGCTAGATTAATTTTAAATGAACGCGCGTGAGACGGTATTATAATAGAATTTTGCATGGGAATATCAAGCCCTACATCTCCATTTTTATAAGCCTTGGTGTAAGTCGGATGATTTTTCCAATAATGATCGTCAGCTGGGTCGATTGTAAGGAAAAGCATTTTTATAAATAATTATATAATATATTTTTAAACCATTTAAACATATATTATATAATTATTTATAAAAATATGAATACCCTTAGAAAATCGGCAAAGGTGACAAGTGGTATAATAAAAAGATATAATTTTTTAGATTTTCCAGATCCGGCTCGTTCTATTAAAGAGATTCCTATTAGTCTATCAGATAAAATTAATTATATTGGTAATTATGGTTTTGTTAAACTTGTAGATTGTATGCCAAGGGTAATTCCAAATAATTGCGCACATTTAATGTGTGATCATGCTATTGTTCAAGCTGCGCGTGTTTCATTTAACGAAGGTATCAAAACAAGTGAAAAAGATATTAAACTTATTGATTTTTTGATTAAACATAAGCACACATCTCCTTTTGAAATGGTTAAGTTTAAATTTCATATTAAAGCACCTATATTTGTACAACGCCAGTGGATTAGACACCGTATGGCTAATGTAAATGAAATTTCTGGTCGTTATTCAGTTCTTAATGCCGAGTTTTATGTCCCCGATAAGATTTATGATCAGGGTAAACTTAATAAACAAATGTCGGGTAATGAAATTAAATGTAATGATACAAAACAACTTTATACTGAATATATTAATAATTCGTATAGGCAATATGATACTTACAAAAAGTTGATAGATCAAGGTGTTTCAAAAGAAATGGCTAGAATTGCTCTTCCTTTAAATATGTATACGGAGTTTTATTGGTGTATTGATCTACATAATCTAATGAATTTTATTAAACTTAGAGCAGCTGTTAATGCACAACGCGAAATTAAAGAGTATGCTGATGCAATGAAAGAGCTTATTTCTGATCTATGCCCAAATACAATTAATTCATTTGATAAATACAATTAAAATACTAATATATTTGAAAAAAAATTAAATATATAAAGTTTTAATGTTGTGAATATACTGTTCTTGATAGTCGGGGAGTAATTAAATTCTCGTAAAAGCATTGATTCAAAATCTTTTTCTTTGGAAACTTTTTTAAAATTTGAATCTATATTTTGAGTTATTGATTGACTTGGCGAGTAGTTAAAACTTTCAAACTGGATGTCCATATCTATTTGAAAATAAAGAAGTTTTAGTTTTAACATTAATCTCTTCATTATTTTCTTCTGGTGGTCATAAAACTTTCTCATTATGCTATGAAATAGTCTATTTTCATTCATTAAAATCTCATTAAATCTTCTTTTTTCAAAAACTAACGTGTCTATACTTACGCCTTTATTAACTCTGATGTCATCATCTTCTATTTCATATTTTTGTTCTGCGATATAAGTTGATATACGTCTCATAATTGAAACTATTAAATTGTGAATACTTTTTATTTCATCAAACGAATATTCTTTATAGTACAAATCTTTATAACGAGTAAAATCTTTCTCATAAACAAAGTCTTTGAATAATTCTGTTTTATCTATGTTCTGTAAATTATTAAGTATTTTCTTATAAAATTTATAATATTGTCCATAGGTTTGATAAATAAAAATATCAAAAAGAGATGAGTAATTATCTATATCTTTTTTTGTTAACTCAATCTGGAAAAATAAAGTATCAAGAGACATTAGATATTCTTTTGTTTTTGCGGCTTCTTTAAGATACTCTTTATATATATTTTCAAGATTGACGCATTTACCTTCAATTTCTGTTATTATTCTATGGATGTCATTTTTAAAATCTTCTATTTCTATGAAATCATTCAAATCATCCATTATAATATATATTGTATAAAATAATATTATAATAGATTATATAATTATGACATCTGAATCTTTTAGAGAACATATACCATGGGAAAGTCATCATGAAACAATTTTTGTAGATTGGGCTGACAAGGCCGCTTGTTATAAATGGATGCATAATAAATCATACCTTAAATATTCTGCAAGAAGAAACGCGTTTACTATACCAGTGATTATAATGTCTACGTTAACAGGTACCGCGAATTTTGCATTAGAAAGAGTGGCCGCAGAATATCAAGATACTTGTTCAATTGTAATCGGTAGTTTTAATATTCTAGCTGGAATTGTAACAACCGTTGCTCAATTTTTAAAACTTAATGAATTAACGGAAAGTCACAGAATATCTAGTATAGCATGGGATAAATTTCATAGAAGTATAAGAATTGAATTAATAAAATCTCCAGAAGAACGCCCGGATTTAAACTATTTTATTAAGAATGCAAGAGATGAATATGATAGATTAATGGAAACATGTCCCCAGATAGATAGCGACATTGTAGAATCTTTTAAGAAAAAGTTAACAACCGGTATAGATAAAAATGATGTTCTTAGAAAACTTAAAAACTTTAATAGACTAGTTAAACCAGAACTTTTTAATGAAATTTATTCTTTAAAAGACGTAGTATATAAACGTCAAAATAAGACTGTAGACATAGAACAAGGCGAGAGGAATAAACTTGAAAAATTAATAATGGAAAGAGAAAATTATAGACAAAAGTATGATAAAGTAAATAATTTCATCAATAATTTTAAGATTAAATATTCTAGAAATCCATCAAAAGAAGAAATAGTCTCTAATACAACAGATGTTGAATTACCTGAACTTGAAATAATAATAGAAGAGTTATTAACAGATTAAAATATAATAAAATAATATAATTTTAAATTATATGCCCATATTTAATACACCCATGAATTTTGAGTCGATACATAAAGATAAAGACGGTTCCGGAGATACTATCAACAAATTAACCCTTACTAATGATACAGAATTTTATTTTTATATAAGAGGTCATATACGCGATTCATTTAATACAGACCGATTAAAGAATTTTGTAAAATTATTAAAATCAAATTTTAAAAATATTAAATTTATTTTGCAAACCTGGAAACACAAAGAATGTAAACAGGGCGAATCTTACAGATATATTAATGAAGATAATACTATTATTTCAAAACAAATAATCGAAAATTATTTTAAAGACGAAGATATAACCAAACAATGTTTAATAATTGATGAGAAATCTATTGAATTAGTTGGAAAAACTCATGGAAACATATGTCAGTCTTGTCCTAAACAAGGATGGAAAAACATGTGGTATGGTATATACAAAGGACTAAATCATTTAGATGATAATTCTTTAAATATTATTGTTTCTTTTAGATATGATTATTTCAATATACCTCAAAATAGCAGAATTAATGAAAAAATGATAATAGAATTTATAAATAATAATTTAAATAGCGAATATATACATTTTATTAATTATAATTGCGAAGGAACTGATAATTTATATATGGGAAGGTGTAACAAAATCAAGACTTTAATTAAAAGATTTCATTATAATCTAGATGATATTTTAGATATGAATATGGTCAGCAACCAAGAGCTTTTGGTAAATATTGTAGCAAATACAATATAATTGTTAATAAATTCATTATAAACGTAATAATAGCTATTAAAGTATTCACCTTAAAGTTTCAATAGTATAAACAAATCCCGTTCTCGTTAACATATTAATTTACTAAATTTTTTTCTACTTAAAAATAAATTTTATATCATATTAATATAATCATGTCGTTAAATGATTTGCAACGACAAAAAATACTTAAATGTCTTAATATGATATCTATGCAATCCGGATTTGATTCGTTTGAAAACTTTAGAAAGTATAAAGAAAATAAGACATGTTTTACTGGTTATAGACCAGTTTATCCAGAAGTCCAAATTATATCTACATCTGATGATAAAACATACATCGACAATCTAAAAGTTATGACAGCACAGAATTTATATGATTCAAAAACGGGAAGTATTATTAAATTATCGGATAAGCTATCGAAAGAATTGAAAATTTTAGAGCCGCCTATTAACTGGTGGGCTTCTGAAAAATGGGACGGAATAAGAGCTTTATGGGATGGAGAAAAGATAATATCAAGAGGTTCCGGTGTTGGTAAACCAAAAGTATACACTTATGTACCAGAATGGTTTAAGATGACTTTGCCACCCGGTATAGCATTAGATGGAGAAATATGGATAGGAAGAGGGCTTTTCCAAAAAACTAGTAGACTTTCTACAATAAAACCAGGTAAAAGCTATACAGAAACGCAAATAAATGACATATGGGCTGGAAAAGAAGATCCCCCTGTTATATTCAAAGTATTTGATATTCCTACTGAAAAATCTCCGTTTGAACAACGAATGAAAATGTTACAAACTATAGTAAAAGACCGCAAAGATTGCTGGGACCAGTTAAAGTATGAAAATAAAAAAGTATTTCCATTACAATTTACAGAGCAGGTCAAAATTAAATCTATGGAACAGCTTGTAAATTTGTACACCAAATTAACATCGGCTGGAGCAGAGGGAATAATGCTTAGAGCATCTGGATCTCCTTATGAAACAAAAAGAAGTAAATATATGTTAAAATATAAGATAAAAGAAGACGCAGAATGTATAGTTAGAGGTTACACACCCGGAGAAGGAAGATTAAAGGGACTTTTAGGTTCTTTAAACTGTGAAATCCTAAAAGATTCAAAACCATCTGGGATATTCACACAAATAGGCACAGGTCTTACGGATTCTCAAAGAGACAATTATATAATTTCGGGGCACCCAGAGGAAATTCCAATTGGGAGTATAGTTTCATTTAGCTATATGGAGATGACAAATGACGGAGTACCGAGGCATCCTGTTTACCGTGGTATCCGCGACGACATTGTAAAAGAGTCAGAATCAGTACCCGTTAGTAAAGTAAAGCAGATACTTACAAAAATAATGAATAAAATAGCGGCTTCAAAAGAACAAAATTGGTCTTTTAAGGTAAAATATTATAAACAAACAATTGGTATACTTAATGATGCAATGACATTAAACTCAGTAGAAGATTACATTAAGATATTCCGCGAGAATGGTATGCAATTAAAAGACGAAGAAAATTTTAAAGCAAAGAACGGAACATGGAAAAGTAGTATACTTCAGAAAATAGACACTATACTAAAAACAGGTGGAGTCGATAATATATCAACAGATCTTGAATCTGTGGCAGTAGAAAATTTAACAAAAGTACCCGGCATAGGACCAGCTAAAGCTTCTGAGTTATATCGCGAAGAAGAGATAACGACTATTACTGAACTAAAAGAACTTTATAGTATAAATAAAAAGATAATTAATGATAAGCAAGCAATTGGATTAGAACATTACGATGATTTACAAAAACGGATCCCAAGATCTGAAATGAATAATTGGGAAGAAATATTAAAAGATACATTCAATCAAACCCTCAAAGAACTCAATGAAACGGGTAAGCTTGTACTAACAGGTTCTTATAGAAGAAATAAAAAGGACTCGGGAGACATCGATGCATTAATTACAACAAATATTCATAATAAAGATCTTATGAATACTTTTTATAAAAACCTGATAAAGAAGAATATTATATCAGTTGGAAATGTTATATCAAAAGGCCCAATTAAAATAATGGCCGTGGCCACAATAGATGAAATATACCGCCATCTTGACATATTTTATTATACAGCAGATGTATATCCATTTGCTTTACTTTTTACAACTGGATCTAAAGAATTTAATATAAATATGAGAAATCACGCTCTTAGACTAGGTTATTCTCTTAATGAAAGAAATTTAACTAAAGGGTCTACAACAGGGAGATTAGTTAGTAAAGATGAATATATTCTTAAAATAGGCAAAGATTCACCAGAAACAGAAAATGATATTTTTAAATTCTTAGATTATAATTTTATTGACCCAGCAGATAGGTAATCTTTTAAGTAAAACATATAATAATTAATAAAATAATAAATAAAATTTCAGTAATTAAAAATTTACTGTAATCTTTAGGTATCCTTAATATTCTATCATATGTAAAAGATAAAGGATATCCATAAAAAATACCCTTATTTTTATCATTCTTAGTTTTATCTATATTATTGAATATAAGTTTATTATAATCTATCTTAACGTTGTTATATTTTTTTAAAGTTAGGTTTATTCCACATTGATCGTCGTTTTTGCAACGTTTTGATATAGTATCTTTCAATACATCTTTTAAGAACGGTATAAGGCATTTTTTAATTCCCATATACATACCTGCATTTGCCGGGCCTCCAAAAATTCTATTATGTAAGTAATTATTTAAAATTTTCGGAAGAGGAGATGTATAAGGGTCCAGAGATACTACAATATTGTCATTAAAGTTAGTTTTATAAATTTTTTCTAGTTCTGTGATACAGAAATTACCTGATATTTCGGTATCAAAACCGTCTATTACAACCAATATATCTTCGTCGTCGTATTTATTAATGTTCTCAATTGTATTTTCTAGTTTTTTAACATAACATTCCCATTTAGTTCCCCAACCAATTACATTTAATTCTATATTATTTTTTTTAAGATCTTGTTTAAGCTTTTGAAATTTTCCAGATGAATGAGTTGCAAAGGTTATAATATGTATACCCATTTATAATAATCTTAAAATAAAAATTACAAAAAATAACAAATATTAAAATAAAATGTATTATATTTATTATATATAATGGAATTGTTACGCGATAAAAAAGTTGAGCAACAGTTTCAAAAATTAGTAACTAATTTCTTAGCTAAAAATAAAAATTATGACATTACAAAATTTATTGGCGGTCTTCCGGTTACATTAGAAAGAAGCGATATGGCACATCTTATGACAAAAGGTCGAGATGATAAAAGTAAATATACTGTTACGCAGAAAGTAGACGGTACTCGCGTATTAATGTACATAGGACCGGACTCGGAAACCGCAAGTATTAAACAGAGAACTGTGTGTTTTGTAGATAGAAACATGAAAATATATACAGTTCGCAACGACACCCGGGACATTTTGCCATATGTAAACTCCCCCGAAATGCTTTTAGATGGCGAAATTGTATTTTTTGATCAAAACGGTAATGCTCATAAGGAATTAGAATCAAGATATGTAAAAGGTGTATCTTTTATGACTTTTGATATCCTATTTGGGCCAGAAAATATTGATGTTAATTCTGAAAATGAAAAAATAATTGGACAAGAGTTTTCTTTTATTGTTCCGGAGGACGGCAAACTCAAGACATTTCCGTGGCAATATATAAATAGATATGACATACTTCATAAACTTATAATTCCCTCTAAATTCAATAAATCAGAACCAATATTAACAGGGGCTTTTAAATCTGTGAATTGGTTCAACATAGAACTAAAACCTATATATTTTCTAGAAAGTCTCAAAACTAACAGAATTTTATACAACGAATCTAAAACCGGGTATCTTCAAACCTTGTTATCTGGAAACAGGAGAGATTTTTATAATTTTTTAATGAAAACATATAATAAACAGATAAATATTTTTATAAAGAAGACTTTAAATCTCGATGGCTTAATTTTTACAGCCGCTGATACACTCTATACTATCGGTTCATGGGATAAACTTCTAACCACGCAATATAAATGGAAACCTTCCAATGAACAGACGGTAGACTTGCTTGTTAGAAAAGTTTCTCCTCAAGCAGCGGGACTATTTGTATCTAAAGGTGGCAACATAGAACCTTATCAAGTAAATTACAAACAGGTTATCGTAGAAGTTCCTCAAAATGTAAAAGATGATAATGTAGCAGAATTTTATCTTGATCAATCTGGAAGATTTATTTTTAAAGAACTAAGAAAAGATAAAAAGACTCCTAATGCACTAAGAACTGTTTTAAATGTTATGAATAGCTTTAAAAATCCGGTAATTATAAATGATCTTTATTACTTCTTGAATTTATCTGAGAATTCATCAAAAGCTGAAATTAAAAAGGTTCTAGAGTATTCTACAAAAACAAAGCTCTTGCAATGCGTAGCAAATTATAAAACAATAAATCTTTTAGAATCAAAGCAATTAAATCTTATCAATGATATGATTAAAAATGTAAATGTGAACAAGGAGATAGAAGTTGAGCTACGTTTTGGTATTTTGAAACAGGCCTTTAATCCAAAGATATCAAAACAATCTTTTATAGATATACTTAGAAAAGTAGAATCATTTGGGTTTCCAAAAAAAGTAGATGATTTTATAGATGTATATTCTGAGAATATTCGAACAAGATACATATTTTCTAATGAATTTGGAAAGTACGTCTTTTTCGATTCTATAATAAAGAATAGACTATCGAAGATAGATATAAGCATGCAAAACGTAATTAATTATGATATAAGAATAGCAATGTCCTCTGAAGTTAAAGTAAAACAATACAATACAACTGGAGAAAGTTACAGAAAATATAGATTATCATTCACAGAACCTAATGGACTCTTTAGATTAGACTTTACTGCTATAACATCGGGCGACTATTCCAATAGAAACTTTGTAATGAATAAAGATTCTAATGAAACATTTCAAATAGAGATTGAGTTCTTAAAGAACGATATAAATATTAATAATCTATTCAAGTTTATTACACAGATGTTAGCTAGTTAATAAAACTCCGTCCGAAAATCTATAAGTATTTTCAGTGGTATCCCATTCTTCTGGATCGCTAAAAAATGTATATTCAATTGGGTTAAATTTAGTAAGTAAAATATCAATAGTCTCGTCAAACGTTTTAAACATCTCTGATTTATCTATTATTGATATTTTTCTATTTGGTACTACATTACCGGTGGCATCCCTGTTGATCTTAACATTAAAATAATCATTTACAAAAAGATCTATTGGTATTTCTCTTTTATTAAAAGTGTATCTATTTAAAAAGTCTAGACCAATACCTTCGGGTATACTTTCATTATTGTATCCAAACTTAATAGTCTGTTTAGATTTTTCTAATACTTGAAGCTGAATTGTATCCTGATATGAATCTTTATTTCCCCATATAATATAATTACAGCAAGTAGAATCTATAAATATTAGTTTTACCTGTTTGTTTTCATTTATTATCTCATAAGAACCCTCTATTATATTTGAATACACATCTGGATAAATCAAAATTTCATCTATTATACTTGTGAACACTAGATTCTGAAGATCAAGTAATATATTATATCTTTGATCAAAACTATTACTAGTTAATATATCGCTATAATATAATAAGTCCGTAATATGGTATTCATTTTTAAATTCAATATCATTAAATCTTAAAAATCCGTTTAGTATAATAGTATCGGTAAATTTATTAGAAATTTGACATTCAATAGAGTTTAATTTTTCATTTATGTAAAAATTTCCATCCGGACTTAATACTAAAAAGAAATTATGAGAATCACTTGGAACCTTTCTAACATTATATACATTTCGTGTAAATTTATTTATATTATAATATGTAAAATTATATAAATCAACCTTTGTTGGATCAAATATTGATACAAATTTGTCTGCGTTTTCTTTATTATATTTTTCATTTAGACTAGATATTTCATTTTTCATTAATTTTCCGTCGGTCTGTACAATAAGATCAAATTTAAAAAGATTTTTTTGTATGCAATTTAAAAGTTGTTCGCGTCTAAAAGACTTTAATCCCGGAAATACTCTAGAATCTCTTTGAAAATCTGTACCCTTTACTTTAACATTTTCTCCGTTAGCGGTTTTAACTATATATTCATTTGATTTTTTTCCCAATTTTTTAATCACGGTTACGGGTTGAAATTTCCCGTTTATATTAACCAAAGCATTTGCTCCTATAACATTACTCCCGGCTACTATAATACCAGAACCAATATCTTGTTTATTCTTAATATTGTACATTTCAGCCTGTTCTTTATTTTTAGGGAAACCAGTTAATAGATATTTTTTCATCATTTCTACAGATTCCTTTGTTTTTGTTTCGCAACAAGGATACCAAAGACCGTCTGCATCTTGAACTCCTTCGGGTTTTAAATATTGGTAATTTGGGTCTGGACATGTGCCTTTCCATGAATACGGATCTGGTCTCATGCCTTCTTTATAAGTTTTATCTCCCGAGTCTCGTGTACGCGTGAGTCTGCAAATTTTACCACTTGGTGCATAACCCGATACGGTATTAAATGTAGATGTTGATTTAACCGTGCTTGACAACGTTTTTTTAAGTAAAATATCCTCTTCGGTTTCAAAAAGTTTATTAAATGAAATTACTATATTATTAAACATAGATTGATTTATAGGAGTGGAACCTTCTCCGCAAAGTCCGCGCCTAGCTTGTTTAGCGCTGCAAAAAGACAGTGTCATCATTATGACTCCAAATTTATTAATAATAGACGTTAATTTAACTCCATTGGCGGGAACAGATATAAACTTAATGTATTCTTTAGACATTACTTGATTTCTTGTTAATCTACCTATAGAGTATTCCCAATCTATTATTCTAATCCCGTTGAAATTTATTATACTGTCCCCAAAAGGAGAAATCTCTATCTTTGTAAAATCACTTGAAACTAAATTACCCATTGAATCAAAAGGACTTATTAAATTATCTAAATTTTCAAAATCAATTTGGTGCCCCGGTTTTTCTAGTACAGATAGCGTAAATTGACCAGACATAGAATGTATATAAGATTTATCTGGTATAAACATATAGGTATCAAACCCTGTTAAATTTTTAAAGTTATCATAGTTTACAGCGCCTGAATTATTTATTCTTTTAATTAGTTCATCTATTAATGTCTTAATGGATTGATTGTTGTTAGGAATGTTAATTAAATTTATTAGTCCATTTTTACTTACACGAATAGATGTTTTAACATTTTCATTCTCATAAGAAATTATAACATTATTTAAAAATTGCGTGGTAGTTGTTTTAGAAGCTAATTTTTTTGGACCTCTTTTTTTATATATACCAAAATAGGTTATATTAGTTAATACCTTTAAATTTGAATTGATATCTAAATTTCCATTCTCCACTGTTATTTCATCTGGAATTAGTAAAATTTCGTTTAATTGTTCTTGAGTAAGAGTTTTATTTAAAACGTTATCTCTTAAATTTTTATAGTCCCCTTGATAATCTATGTTTTTAATAATATAGTCATTAAATCCAGAGATTGTTAAATATAAACTATTTTCTTCTGGGAAGTCACACGTTTCAGAATGATCATTTGGTCCTATATTACTACAATAACTGCAATAAAGTCCTTCTTGTATCGGACCTATTGGGGGTCTATTGTATGTATCATTTATTGTTTCTGTTCCAAATACCTTTTTTTGAGATAATGTCAATTTATAGAAACCATTTTCGCCCTCATCTAGTTCGAAAGAGTTTTTAAGAGAGTCTATATCTATTATTTCTTCAACAGATTCTAATTTATTTATAAACATATTAATACCATTAATCTTTGCTTCTGTTGACATATTTAAATATATATGCATATTTTAATTATTAATTTAAAAGCATATAAAAAAATTACATATAACATAATAAATATGTCAAAGGAAATAACAAAGTTTAATGATTTATTCGAAGAGTTTCTCGAAAAAGTTATTACAGCTTTTCCAAATGAAAAACTTAAGACTTATAGACGCGGATTTTTAATAATTAAATCAACATCGCCTTCTACGCCCGTTAATTTATTTATGGCAGGGTGTATAGAATATAAAAAGGAAATCATTTCTAGAAATAATAATTTTTTCTTAAAAGATAAAAAGATAAAAGAAAGAGCCTCCGCGTTTGGAAACTTTACAGACGACTGTGGATTAGATTCATACTGGGATGTTTTAACTTCTACTACAAAAAAAGCAGTGTGGGACTATATTCAATCTCTCTTTGTTCTTGGCGAGATAATAGTTGGAAATAATAAAGAATTATTTGACAAGTATAACTCTTTGTATATATCAGATTATAAAAAAGAGATTAACAATCTTCATACGTCTAATTTTTCTGTAGACTTTTTAACAAAAATAAATTCTTAGTTATCTATTAAATGACAACATATTGGTTAAGTGACTTTTGCTCATTATTTAATTCTTTAAATATTAACCCCCTTTTGGGGGAAGACAAAAATTTCAAATTTAATTCTTTAACCAGACTTATAATATTAGTAACAATAGTATTTATGCTATTATTTAACAGTTATTCACATGAATTTTTTCTAGCAGGGGGTATTTCTTTATTCTTATCTGTTATTATATATATGTTAACATATAATTCAACCGAACAATCTATTGAGTTAAATAAAGAACTTAAAACATATACGCAAAGCCATGAACTAAAAGAAAATCAACAAGAAAATTTAAAAGTGGGTTTATCCAAAACGGGGGCTGAAACTATAAATGATCATAATGTCAATGTAGAAAATCAAATAACCCTAGATTATTCTCCACAAAATACAGAATTAAAGAAAAATATTTATTTCTTTGAAGGAAATAAACATCCAAGCCAAGTGGTTAAAACAGAAAGAGTCTCGTCTGAATATTTGTCAAATGGGAAACAAGTTCCGACTGGTACAGTTAAACAACTTCATAGTTTAATTGGTAAAAATTTATGATTTACTTGAAGAATAATTTAAAAATAAAATATAATGTTAATATTAAATGGCAAAAACAGAACACCAGTACTTTAACAGCAGGGATAGTCCTTTGATTTCTGTATCACATCCATCTAGATACTTAGATATCGAAACTTCGGCTCCAATAGATTACTCCGTGATGCACTCTGGTATTCCTGTACAAAGCAATAACAAAAATACAGTAGCGGGGAGTAATCTAACTCATAAATTTAAAAATCATGTTAGTAAACGCCTTCAACCAACAGTTGAAAAATCTCGTACAAAAAATTTAAATCTCCACGGAGATCAAACTGGATCACATTCAAGATTTATGCAGAAAGAAACTCCTAGGCATAATACTTATTATTTAATGTGCGACGAAGAAAACGATATTGCTGATACATATTACCCAAATAATAAACCTTTAATATGCCATAGAGTTGAAAAACCATTCCAAACCCATGTAAATACAAGAAATATTGGAATGTTTCCATCTGATAAAAGAGTTCCTTTATCACACGACTTAGACAACAAAAACCATAGACTAGTTAGAATTAAAAAAGATCTTAAAGAGGTTTAAAAAAATATTATATTATAATATAGAAAACTTCTAGTATGTGGATGTCATCAAACGTCAGAACTTTAATAGTAAGTAGAGACGAGCATAATCGTCTTTCCGTAAACGAAGTTGACCCGGCCGATGTTCCACGAATTGAACAAGAACAAGAAGAAGTGTTTTTACATCCTTTATTAATCGCAGTGTCTCATTCTTTGTTAGTTGGTTTAGATTATCCTATGGATCTAGAAGAAGAAAAAAATAAATTGACAGAGGTTGAATTCAAAAATTTAGAAACATGTAGCGATATAACAAATTGCGCGATTTGTATGGAAAATAAAAAACTAAATATTAAACTCAAATGCAATCATGTTTTCTGTAAAGGTTGTATTAAAAAATGGCTGACAGAAAAATCAAATACCTGTCCAAATTGTAGAACAGAAATTTAAATTAAATATCGTAAATTATAGAATAATTTAAAATATTTAATTATAATAACAATGCGGTCATTAGTTATTGTAATAATACTTTTGTCTTTAATCGGCTTATATATAAATCTAGGAAGCGCAGTTGATATGGATCAGCCAGAACTAAAACGTGTTGAAAATAAAAATCTTTCAGCCGATGAGATAGCAGAAAAAATAATGGAAGAAATGGAAGTTAAACCAGAATTTGATAGAATGGGTAATTCTTTAAAGGTTGGAGACGGACTAGAATCTGAAAAACGTATATTAAATCTTAACGTTACTTCAGGTAATGCTCCGAATACAAGACCAAATAAATGGACAACTACTACAAAAAGAGAAATTGGGAAATATGGTCTAGTTAAAAATACATTATCTTATAAGAATAATTATCCCTACGATAAAAATTATTTAGAAGATATTCAACCTAAGGATAGACTTAGGAGCAGCATTTCTACTTTAGCAAGAAATCCAAAGGCTGAACCACTGCGTAGTCAGATTATATTGCCACAAGATGAATCTCAGTTTAAAGAAGGATTTAAATTTATGGACAGGGCAATTGCTATAATAAGAAATCAAACTGCTAATGAAAATAAAATCTTGCCAGATGTTCGTAAAATTGATTCAAATCAAGTATCGAAAAGAGCTTCTAAGATTATATACAGGGTCATGCCCGATGAAATAGAAATAAAGACAAAACCAGATACAATGGCAGTTCAAGCCGCCCATGATCACGCTGAAGTCCACTCTAAGCTTCAGAAATTAGACCCAGTAAGACATTCTATAACTCAAATGAAATCTAATTATAATTTTAAATAAAAAATATTTACTAAGTATTAAATGACTAATTTACCCACGGAGTGGCAACATAATAACGGTAATTTAAATGGTCTAAATGAAAGATCTACGATGAATAAAAGAGTACACAACGCAGAAAGAGGTCGTACAATATCTAAATTAGATAATCCTATTATTACTATACCACAGATCAAACCGATTAAAACCCGTTCATTAACAAAAGACTTTAAAGATGGAATAGACGATGATTTTAAAACAAGAGGTAGTCAATCAAAAGATTCTGATTTTAAAAATATGCCAGCGTTAATAAGAATTAAAGACTGTCAAATAACCACTCATTACACACCAGGGTTTACTACCTCAAAGAATGACTTATACCTAAAACCCCATGAATTTGAAAAAATATATAAGAAAAATGAATTTGGTTTCGATAGAACGGCTACAAAAGATATAACTATTAAGAAGATTAATCCAGAAGATGTAGTTTATAGACCAGAACCAAAGAATAGATTTAATAGAGTAGGGTTTGAGGCTAGAGAAACCGGGGGTAAAACTCCAATCGTAGGTGTTCAACAAGAACGTACAAAATTAATAATAAAGTATTAATCTATAAATCTAACTATCTCATCTATAGAAGTTACTAGATTTTGTTCAAATACTGTTCTTAGTTTAATGAATGATTTTTTATTTTCAATAGAGTATTTAATTGTATCTAATGATACCCATTTTATGTCATTTATCTCTAAAAATTTTTTATCCATTTGTATATTTGATATAAACTTTTTAGTAGACGTAAATCTGTCTCTATATGACGAAGTAAAGGGTATCTTTACAATAAACATATAATAAGGATGTCCACCCGGTGTTCTAGATGTTATACATTTTATAGTTTTATTTTTAATAAGACTTTTAAGATTATCATAGTCATAAACCGCTCCTAGAGTTTCTTCCCATGCTTCTCTTGCAGCTGTAACCTCTGAATCATATTTATCACTTAATTCACATCTTCCTCCAAAATTGGACCACCTGTTTTCAAAATCTTTGCCGAGTAAAAAATAAGGAGTTTGGTCTATACTCTTAGAGTAAAAAAGTATTCCAGCTGAATATATAATATTATTAGTTATCATTTATTTAAAAAATATGCAGTTTTTTTAAACTCTTTAATATAAAAATTTAATTTAACTATTAGTTATATATTTATGGATGATATAATTAATGATTATAGTATAAGAGGCCCTGTTAATTTATTATTTGCTCGTTCGGAGAAAAGTAAAAAAAAAGAAACAAAAGAATATAATATGAGTGGTTTTGTACCAAAAATTAAAGTAGAAACTGATAAAACAGCTAGGCCCACTGTTAGTGTTAAAAACCCAATAAATGTAGGGGGCATAGATGTAATAAAAGACTCAGATTCAGATAAGGACTCGGTTGCATCTGGTAGTACAATTGAACCACAGATAACAACACCTAAAAAACACAAATCTAGTTCAATGAAAAAGAATTCTAAATTTAATCCAGATGATTATCAAAATTTTGTAAATAGTTCAAAAACAAAACAAAACATCGACAGGCACGCCTCTGACTCCGAATCAGAAGCTTCAGAATCGGTTTCCGGAAGTTCAGAAGATGGATCGGAGTACTCTGATTATTCAAATTCTGGTTCAGAAGATTCTACCAATAATAAGAAAAAATCAAAGCTAGAAAAACAGGACATTCTTCTCAAGTTATTAGCCCTCGAGAAGAAGGGTATAGTTCTTACAAAAAAGTACTCTATGTCTTCTAAATTATCAGATCTTAGTTTTGAACTAGAGCTTCATAAAAATAACGCTGAAGTAGACGCAAGTGTAAAATTTCAACAAAAACTCTTAATGGCGGCCGTGACTGGATTAGAATTTGCAAATAAAAGATTTGACCCAATTGGTGCAAAACTTGATGGGTGGTCAGAGTCTGTAATGGAAAATCTAGATGACTATGAAACAATATTTGCAAAACTACATGAAAAGTATAAAAATAGAGCAGATTTGCCACCTGAGTTGCAACTATTGGTAACACTTGTAGCCAGTGCATTTATGTTTCATCTAACAAAAGCTTTTTTTAGTTCCGCTATGCCAGGTGGTCTAAATGATTTACAGAACTCAGAAATAATGAAGAATATTTCTGCTGCGATGAGTCAACAGTCTTCTCAAAAACCTAGTGTAGCCGGGGTATCAACTCAAGAAATAACGGGACCTTCTGTGAATTTATCTAGTATGCTTAGAGACACGGACTCAGAATCAAGTGGTTCAATTGAAACATCAAAAGAAGTTACTATAAATCAAAAAGGTAAAAGAGCTATAAATTTATAGAACAATTTTAAAAAAAAATAAATTATAGTTTATATAATAAATGGTGTTATATTATAAAAAAGTTAAAAAGGTAGTAGATCCCGAACCGAATGATAATAAATCTGAAGAAAATTCAAAGGCATATGATTTGCCAGATATTACAACAGCGCGCCATCAGCTTAGCACAAGAGCGTCTAACCAAGGGCTTTTTGACGAAATTTACAAAACTATGTTTAGTGGCAGAAAAGAATTATATTATAGTTTATTAGAAGATAATTTCAACAATCTATCCCTGGACGATAAATTAGTAGTAATATATAAAACATACGTAGTTAGAAGTAATATTACTAATAATTATATACTTATGTGTCTAGCTATTCTTGTAATAATAGCTTTTAAGTTGTACTCTAAGTAGCTTAATTCATATAAACTAATTTACAATTAATATTATTTATATTGTATCTAGAATTTGTATAGAATGATTTTCTAAATTCTTCTATACTCATTTTACCTCCATATGCATTTAAATGCAATACACTTGGAGCGGGATTTATCCTAAAACTTGGTCCAAATAATTTCCTATAAAACTGACCAACTATATGAATCTTACTTTCAAAAATTTTATTATTGATACAGTAAGATTTTACACAATTAGGAGAACAAAAATTACCAAATAATTTATAACGATCTAAAGAACTTAAATAGTCAAATGGTAGAAAAAATGGAGTATTTTCAAACGTGTGATGACAGTTAAAACATCTAATATTTGTTACTTTTAGTTTTATATTTGTTTCATCTACATTATCAACATAATGTCTCAATTGTTTACCAGAATCCTTTTTAGTGTTACATGTATCTTCTTCATCACTTGATAATTGTATTTCACATTTGGTGTCTTTTTTATTTACAAAATAGTTATCTAAACTCGTGTCCTGTTCTGTATCTTTATTGTCATGAACTTTAATACAAAGATTTCCAAAATTTAATGCAGCCGTTGTATATTTTTCTCCATCAATATCTTCCGATTCTTTAAAAGTTACCTTTTCAATACCTTCTGAAGAATAATTATTTTTAAAAGGAGTTGTTTCCCATTTCTTTTTGCGACCTCTTTTCTTTTTAACCGGCTCTTCTTGTTCTGGAATAACTTTTATTGGTTCCTGAATTGTTTTTTTACGCCCCCTTCTTTTACCAATTTCTTCCATTTGATAAATAAATTTAAAGAATCTTTATATAATGTAATTAAATGTGGACATTATACGCCTTTTTAACTTTTGGATCTATAGTATATTTTATTAACAAGATTTATAGAATATTTTATCCATTAAAGTTTAAGTCCTTTGAAGACTCTTATGAACAAGATGAATATACTCTTCTATGTTACAAAATAAGATTTGAAGATAATACTACAATGAATAAATTTGAGCTAACTAATGAAGAAGTATCCGAAATTGACGAAGCTAATAAAATTAAATATATTATAATTGAGTATATGTTCAATGGGAAATTAATGAAATATATTACATATAATAAAGATATTACATTTCCTTTTTATGTGTTTAGAGTTATAGAACCAAGGTTTCCATATTATCCCGAGACTATAATTTTAAATGGAGTAGACGTCACAGACTATATTATACCGTATCTAGGTCCTTTGACAAATTTCTATAATGATATGGCATCGCCTATAAAGTTAGAAGATGCTCTTTCAGAACATCCAGATTTTGATAGTTTTGATTTTAATAAGGGAAATCTTATAATGGTTTCAAATGAAACACCGCTAAATGGCAAGAAATGTATAACAAAAGAACTTCCATGTCAGTTAATATGGAAGCGACACGCAGCAGTCGATCCAAGAGATGAACATAAATTAAAAGATTTTGAATTCGTTTCAAAATAAGATTAACTAATTTAAAAGTTAAATTAATTTAAACCCAAATAATGTCTAATAACGAGATTTTATTTAGGTTTAAAACTGTTCAAACAAATGCTATAAGAATTCTTTTTGAATCTTTAAAGAATATTCTCTCAGATGTTAATTTTAAAGCTGATCTTACCGGATTAAAGTTGACAACTATAGACGGAACACAGAGTGCTATAGTAAATTTACATTTAATGAACGATAAATTCGAGGAGTACATTTGTGAACGCCCTGTAAATATTGGCATTAATTTATTGTCAGTTTTCAAAATATTAAAAGGAATTAAACATACTGACACAATATCATTTACTATATATAATAAAGACGAAAGTAGTATGTTTATTCAATCACATAACAGTGATAAAAAGTCTACTATAACTAGTAAGATTAAACTCCTAGATATGGATGAAAAGATATATAATATACCAGATATTATATTTGAATCTTATATAACAATGCCGTCATCTGATTTTCAAACTTATATTTCAGACCTTGCAAATATTTCTTCTGAAATAGAATTTATTTCTAACGCAAACAATTTAACACTTAAGTCAGATGGAGATTTTGCAGAGCAAATGATAACTATTAATGAAACAAACAATGACATTTCTAACTCAGAAGAACAAGTCGGCGTATACAACATTAAATATATACAGCTGTTCACGAAATCTACAAATTTATGTGGTACAGTAGAAATATATCTTAAAACTGGATATCCATTGACTATATTGTACAATGTTGCTAATCTAGGTCAGATTAAATATTGCTTAGCCCCTAAATCTTAGGGTGTTTACTTATATCAAGTTCTATGTCCGCGTCATCAACTTTATAACATGTTCTGCATTTACATTTAATATAAATTTTTATTAGAATGTCTTTTATATAAACATAAGTGTTTCTAAATAAGTAAGAATTCTTAACTAATTGTAGAACCATTTTAAATTGTTCTTCATCTAAATCTATTTTGAATTTCTTATTTAAAACTTCGTCTATTGATAATATAATTATATTTTCAAATGTATCAGAGCTAAAGTTTGAGTAGTGTTTTTTATTCTTCCTAAGAAATTCAAGTAAATTTATAGTAAGAGGTAAATAATCTATTTTACCATCTTTTAATTCTTCTTCAAATATATCTAATAGACCATTTATTACTAGAATTTCCATAAGCCTTTTATAATATGGCTTTGATCGAAGAGTGATTATCAATTGCTGCAATTCTGACATCTGTTAATTACTTAATAAATAATTGTAAAAAAAAATATATTTAATTAAAATAAAAAGAACAATGAAGACTATAATGTTTCTTGGTCTCGGTGCTTTAGCTGCGCTTGTATTTTTACTTCTTATAACAAGAGAACTTAAAAATAAGAGTAGCTTTTTCCCGAATATTAATTCTCATGGTAACCTAATTGCCCGTAAAAGTATAGAAGAAGATGAATTAGGTAAAGTTGTTTACGACGAGTTACATGAAGATCCTCATGTAGAAAAGGGGCAGGATAATATTAATTCTCAATATACACAAGGCGGCAATGGCACCGTCGCCCTCGACTCCACTCAAGTAGAGAATTTAAATGCCGATAGTTTAATAGAACTAACATCTGGAAAGCAACACTACAATTCTTACGCCATGAAAAAGGGTCACATTACCCGGCGTCCGCAATATATGAGACACCAGGATAAGGCATGGGAAAAAGACGAAGAAGCAAATCACCATGTTCTTGCCGGGGCTCATCACTCGTATCTTCCGCAAAACCACGCAGTATATAACCGCCATACTCGCCACCCGGCTGCGGCTGGTCATTAAATATCTCTGAATGAATATACGTCTAATATGTCAGGTTTCTCTTCTTTAGTTTGTTCAGTTTTAAATAAAATAGTAAATTTTTTAGATTTATAAAATGAATGTCTTTTTCTATTCCAATTATTGAATACAGAAATACAATCATTTATGTCTATTACAAGAGCCGGATTTTGATTTTTTCTTCGAAGAATTCTTCCAACTGACTGTTCTACATTAACTTTTGGAGACGCTAAAATAAGCGTGTCTAAAGATGGATTATCATAACCTTCAGAGGCCATTTGATATGTTGCTATTATTATCCTGCATTCATTAGATTTTTTAAGATTTTCTTGTTTCATACCCCCATAGTATATCCCGACTGAATAGTTTTCTTTCAATTGTGTATACATAAGATCGCAATGAGATTTACGATCCGTAAGTACAAGTATTTTTCTATTACAGCTATAACAATCTTTTATTAATTTTATAATATATTCCGTTCTTAAATTTATCTCTGTTATACTTGTAATGCTACCAGGTGAATTTACTTTACCATTAGGGAGATATTTTATTGTAGTTTCTTGATATTCATTGAAATTATAAATGTGTATCTCAGGTTCTATTATAAGCAATTGTACATTAACGGCTGGTTTAAATAAAAACCATTCAAGTACAAATTCCAGTTTATCAGCTCTTTTAAGCGTCGCGGAAAGTCCTAAATTATAATAAGAACCTATTTTATAAAACGCGTTTGAAAAAACTTTACTACAGTAGTGATGAGTTTCGTCAAATATAGTAAAGGAAAAACAGTCAAATAAATTACAATCATAGTCTTTCATAGAAATACTTTGTATCATTCCTATACACACATCTGGTTTAGTATTAATTTTAGAACCCTGGATTATACCAGGTTTTATACCCAAAAATTTAATTATTTGTTCAGACCATTGTTCAAGAAGAGATTCTTTGTTTACTATAACCAGTGTTTTAACTTTTAATAAACTAGCTATATAAAGACTTGCAAAAGTTTTCCCCCAGCCTGTATATAGACACGCTATACAAGAACCATTTTCAATTATAGATGAATGTATTTCTGATATTACATTTTTTTGATACTCTCTTGGCTCCGTGTTTGTATTTATATTAGAAGGCGTAATCTCGTTTAGTATCAGTTCTCCTTCTTTGTTATAATATCTTGGGATGTACATAGATTTATTAGATATTTTATACATTGTGTAACTAGTTGGAACGGGCGCCCCCGGTATAAAAGGAACAACTGTTAGTTTTTTTTTAATTTCATTATTAATAGAAACTTTACGTCCTTTCATATTAATAATAAATTGTATTTTAGTTTTAAATTAAATTAACCTTCTATACAACCAGTATAAACATTCTCTAATGCATATATTTGTGAATATTTTTAAATATATTTATCCTTTATTTAATTTTAATTTAAAATAACTCAAATGATTTAACCAACCGTCTTTAGTCTCAAATCCCCATTCTTTGTAACTTTTAGATGGTATAAATAATGTCCAACATTCTTTAACATTAGGATCTAATTCTATTCTATGAAAACAATTTGCAGTACAATAACGATAAGTCCATGGTTTTCTCCAAAATTTACCTTCGTGGGTATGCTCCCAATATCCTCCTCTTAAAATTATAGTTCTAAAATTCCACGGGTGATCATGCAACTCGTCGGGATCTGATTTTAAAAATCTATGTAAAAACACATTAAAAGGAAAAATTTTCCTGTGCTTTAAAAATATATAATATCTTTCTAAATAAGGATCACCGTTTAGCCTATCATAAATTATACGTTTTCTACCAAGATACTCCATAATTTTAGAAAAAAGTTCGTAAAACATTATTAATAATAAATTATATTACATTTTCTTAAATAAAGTATTTTTAATTTATCCTTTATTTAATTTTTTCGAATCCGTTTTTTTAACTTTCTTTTTATTTTTTCTTGTTTCAGATTTTTTCTCAGGTTTCTTTTCAGATTTCTTCTCAGATTTCTTCTCAGATTTCTTTTCAGGTTTCTTTTCATGTTTCTTCTCAGGTTTTTTTTCAGATTTCTTTTCAGATTTCTTTTCAGATTTCTTCTTTGGTCTCTTAACCTGTTCCCAGGCTTCCGCCAATGATATTCCCTTTTTCCATTTCAATCTCATAACTTTAGCAGTTAATTCAGGGTCCGCCGCCATTTATAAATTAAATTTCATTTAAATTTACAATTTATTACACAAATTTAAAGACAGCGTAAATTAATATTTAACATGACAAAGTATCATACATATACAGACCGCACAGTTCGTTATACAAATCGTTGTAACAATAAGTTTAAAAACGAAACTGTATCAAAAATTAAAAAGAAAGATGAAGAAATTTCTTTTCTTAGGCGCGCGAATGTAGAAACATTAAATAAGGTAAAACGAACTCTTAGTTCTTATAATTTTATTTACAAAAATTATTCAGAAATTTATGAAAGTTATAACAGGCTTCTTGATGAAAACTCACAAGTAAAACAGAGTAACGAAAATCTTGTAAATCAAATAGAATATCTTACTACTCAAAACACGACTCTTTCAAATGCTAACCGTTGTGTCAATAAGAAAAACGAAGAACTAAATACATTTATTGATGAACTAGAAAAAAAATATCTGGATCTTCTAGATGATTATACCGTTGTAAAAGATAAATATAATTTAATTACTGAAGAAAATTAAATATGAATTAATTTAAAGGAAAAAAAAATATAGATATATAAGTAATAGTATGCAGATATTTGTTAAGACACTAACTGGTAAAACTGTTACTTTAGAAGTAGAACCTTCTGATACAATTGAAAATATTAAAACAAAAATACAAGATAAAGAAGGTATCCCACCTGATCAACAAAGATTAATTTTTGCTGGTAAACAACTAGAAGACGGAAGAAATCTATCTGATTATAACATTCAAAAAGAATCTACTCTTCATCTAGTATTAAGACTTCGTGGTGGTCAATAAATAAAAGTTATATAAAATAATTATATGGAGGCGTAGCTCAGTTGGTTAGAGCATAGGTCTTATGAGCCTAGGGTCACCGGTTCGAGTCCGGTCGTCTCCATATAATTATTACGATTTTTTATTTGAGTTAGAAATTTTTTATAACAATAAATTAAACAATGGATTGTTCAATCTGCTGCGAAACTTTCAACAAGTCTAACCACCTAAAGGTAATCTGCAAGGGGTGCGACGATGATAGTTTTGCATGTAGAACTTGTTGTCAAACTTTTATTTTAGGAGGAACACAAGATCCTATGTGCATGTTCTGCAAGAGTCCCTGGGATAGAGAATTTATGAATAAGAATCTTACTAAAAAGTTTGTGGATACCGATCTCAAGCAGTTTTCTGAGAATCTTTTCGTAGAAAGACAGATTTCTCTTCTGCCGGACACACAGAATGAGGCTATTAAATGGAAGAAAATATATGAAATTAATGATAAAATAACAGAAGCAAATTCAGAATTGAATCGTATTAAAAAAATTCTACATGATCAAAAAGAGATTATTAGAAGTTATAATCTTGAAATAATGCGTCTTCGCACCGGTACATCAACATCTGAAACCACTAATAATTTCACTATGAAATGTCCTTCTGAAGATTGTAATGGTTTTCTAGATTTAAAATATTTTTGTACACTCTGTAATACTAAATTCTGCAGACATTGTATGGAAATTAAAAAAGAAGACCACGTATGCAATGAAGACACGAAAGCTACTATTCAAGCTATTAAAAAAGAATCAAAGCCTTGCCCTGGATGCGGCGAAATGATTTCAAAAATAGATGGCTGTGATCAGATGTGGTGTGTGAAGTGTCACATTCAGTTTTCTTGGAGAACAGGTGCTCAGATTACGGGTTATAATCATAATCCAGAATATTTTCGCTGGATGAGGGAAACTGGACAGCACATAAATCCTAATCCAAATGCGTTAGAAAATAGACAGGTTATGTGTGGTATAGCACTGGACGACTATACTATTACAAGAATAGTCTCAAATGTTTTCCATCAGGATAGAAATACTGTGTACAGCTTCCAACTTCTTTATAGATTTTATAGACACGTAGGATATAAACTTACAGGTGCGGACCGAGAAGAAAATAACGAAACTGAGCTTAGAAATCTACGAGTAAAATATCTTCTTGGTGAACTCACAAAACCCCAATGGAAACGTACTTTGCAACAAATTGATAAAAAAACAAAAAAAACTATAGCATACAATAATATATGGCGACTAATTCAGACTGTTATGACAAGTTTTATGGAACAAATCATAACATGCTCTAATGAAAATGCATCTGCATCAGAATATTTAAAGATAATTGAAGAAGCAGGAAACTTTAAGGTATACGCAAACGATTCTTTTTATAAAGCGTGCTCTGTATTCGGATCTACGTCTTGTCCCGGAATAGATGATAATTGGAGAGAGATATACAATTATAAAAAGTTCTTGAAGAAAAAACAATCTAATACTTCTGAAAAATAAAACTAAAATTTAAAAAACTACAAGCCATTTCTTCTTTAGATAACTGCATACCCTTGTAAACACTATTCCATTCGTGGAAACTAAAAATACTTACTGGATACATATTAAATTCTTTACATTTCTCTATCAAAAACGCCTTTGATAAATAATATTCTTTCGAAACACCTCGGTATTCAAAATATGTTTCTCGAGATGTTTTTTCAGAAATCAATGAAAATTCATACATGTCTTCGGAAATGTATTTTAGATTTATAGCACTCTTAGTTATATTCGGTGTATTTTTAAGATTTTGTTTTATAAGATCACCGTCTGTGGCTGTACCTATAAATAGGCCTTTATTTTTTAGTTTTTTAGATATCATATTAAGGACTATGTTTATGTCTTTCACGAAGTAATGAAATGAAAACTGACAGGATACTACATCATAAGTATTACAGTTATCTTTACTATTTAGTAAATTTAAAATAAATGGATCAGTGGCGGACATGTGCCAAAAGTAACACCTGGGCATATTCACCTGAGACTTTACACTATTAAATCTTTTAATTGCACCGTCAAAATCATTCTTTTCATATATAGATTTAGAATCTGAGTCAAAACCGGTTACATACTTGAATTTAGCCTTTGCCCATTTAAATATATCCCCTCCTCTTCCGACGGCTACATCTAATAATTTTGTTCCGTTTGATATTCTTTTTGATTCAAAAATCAATTGCTGCTTTATCCAGTTATGAAACTTTCTTAGAGCTTCACCGGTCTCAGAAGAAAATTCAATACCATTCAAATTACCAACTTGAATGGTCTCATATACAGAATTTGCCATTTCTGCGTAACTCTGCATAGTATCCAATATTATACTATGTAGTGTTACCTATATATTATTTTTTTATGTAATAATTGTTATCAAACCATACTAAATTCTTCGGTGTCTTCCATGCACATTAAAGCCATTGCGGCATAATTATGAAGATCCATAAGGGTGTCTCTAAGTGTTTCATCTGAAACAGAAATGTCAAGGCCGTTTTTTGAAATATTTGTAAATCTAGACATTTTATCTGAAATTCTTACTAAGACCCCCACTGTACCGTGTTTAGCAAATGCATCGCCATAATCTTTGTTCTTTTTTTCAAAAACCAATTTACATTCTTTTTGAATTTTTTCTAGTTGCTTTACGCGATTCATTTATAATATTTAATAAATTATATCTTTAAATATCTATTAAATTTTCAGAAACAGGAATAACTAATTTAGAAATTTCATTTCTAAGTTGCTTGTTTTCTTCTCTTAGTTCATATATCATTTGTTTTAGATATCTGTTTTCTTTACATTTTTCTTCAAAATCTCTATTTATATCCGAAACTTCTTTAAAATCGGTTTTAAATTTTTCATTCGCTATTTTTAAACATTTTTCATAATGTTTCTTGGTTTTGAAATGACTAGAAACTAATCTATAAAAATCTGATCTTCCATAAAATTTTCCACAACAATTACAACCATTCGGATATTTTTCTTGTAAATCCCTGATATTCATATTAATTTTGCAATTATTTTCCCAGTCTGTTTTAGGCTCGTATTGAATAATGTTTGTCAACATATTACAAATATTTAATAAATTATATCTTTAAATATATCCACATTTTTCACAGTTTTTGGTTTAAAATTTACGATTTTTAATTATATTTAAACTTTGAATTTAATACATAATTATTAAAAATGAAGTGCGAATGTGGTTATCCTGCTTTTTATTATAAGAAGTATGCAGATAACGGAAAATGGAATGTTTATAGATGCGGTCATTCCATGATAGAGTCTAAAAAGAAAACTAAATGTGATATGCATATTTGTGAATATATCTCTGAAATTAATTGTCCAAAAATAGTTAAACAAAAAGTTAACGGTAAAGAAGAGAAAATTGATACAGAAAAACTTTACAGGGATAATCTTCAAAAATACATACATCTGTGCGAAATTACGAAAAATTTTTCAAAAAAATATCGCTGGAATTATATTGCAAATATTAATTTTTTACTCAGAAAACTTAACTTTGACTTTTATTTTGAAGATAAGGAAACACTTGAAAGTTTAAAACACAGGATTAAAAATAAATATGTACCTCAGGTAATTAAAAAAAGAGAATTTCCTATTAAACTAATTGATTGTCCAGAATATTTAACTATTCGTAGCAAAGAACCCGTCGAAGATGTAAAGAAAAATAAAACAATTAAGAAAAAGAAGAAAACTGAACTAATTAATAAAAAGAACTTTTCATTTGTAGGCGAATATCCAGAAGAACCAGACGAACCAGAAGAAAATGAAACTAGACCACAAGAAAAAACAATTCAATCTGATACAGAATCTGAATCTGAAAACGAAGATGATAATACATTTGACGTAGAAAACTATGATTCTGGGGATGATTACGAAGATCTTGATAATGATAGCGGAGGATTTAGCGATTAAAAATATAAATAAATAGTAAAGAGATGTTGTCAAAGTTTTTAGACGATCACGGTCAAACAAAGATAAAAGACACTTTGAATGATGTAACTTTTCCTATTAAATTTTATTGTATAATAATAACAATTCTATTGTTACTAAATGCATTTTATTTATATTCCATTTGTGAAAAACTCGGTAATTAATATAAAAAAATAATTAATTTAAATTATAAATGCTTAACGTTTCGGACCAAGAAATTCAGTTCTTTAAAAATGATGTCACGCAATACAACGAAGTAGATGCACAAATAAAAGAACTTAAGAAAAAAATGAAACCTTTTCAAGATAAAATTAAAGAGCTTACTAAGATTAAACAAGAAAAACAAGCAGAAGTTTTATCTTTTATGGAAGCAAATGAACTTGACATGTGTAACATAGATACGGCATCTTTTGAGCTTAAAAGTACGAAAAATACTAAGCAAATTACAAAAGGAGATGTATATGATAGACTATATAAGTATTTTTCTGAAGATACAGATAAAACTCATGGGATGTCATCAGAAGAAAAGGCAAAATTTGTACATGATTATATTTACATCGAAGGTCGAGAAAAAGTTGTAAATAAGACTCTCAAAGCCAAGTAAATCAGTATACAAAAGGAGAAATATCATCTATCTCCGATTCAGAATCGGAGTCGTAATCATTTGGTTCATATTTAATTTTAGATATTTGTTTTGCATACATCTTATAGGTTAAGTTCTCAATATCATTATTATTAACTTTTAAAAGTCCAACGTCAGATGTATATTTATCTTCTGTAAAATAAAATACGGTAAGGTTTTTACAATTAGGTTCAACATTATATAAGATTATATATTCGTCATATCTTTTATAATGTTTATATTCTTTAAAGTAACTCGGATTAAATACGCGCTGTGACGTGCTTTTTTGGCTAATTTCGCCATTTTTATTGAAAACAAGAAACGTTAGCGTTTTCATTTTTCCATTATTAATAATAAAATATTATTTTTTATGGGTATTAAACGGGTATAAATTCCTAAAATTATTATTTACTAAAAAATCATATAAAAAAATATTTTATATAGAATTATATCACTGGATGTCTATTCTCGAAGCTAATCGTCCTTGGAGTAATGAAATAAAAGAGAGAGTTAAAAATGCAAACAGGGACGAAATTATGGAATATTTTGAAGATCTAAATACTAAATGGACAGTTAGTAGAGAAAATGTAATAGAAGAAGCATGTAAAAGATTAAATATAACTTCTATAGAGGGGATAGACACCTCTGTTCTTCAAGTAGAGTTAGAAAAAGCTATATTTGAAGCAACTTTAGTGTATACTAAATTTAAAACATCAATTGAAGATTCTGAAGAATATTTATCCCAGTGGGATAAAGTTTATGAAGTAATCTTTTACTCAGAAAGACTTATTCGAGATGCGTATCTTTTGTTTAAAACACGCGAACCTGGTCATAATTCATTATCTAACGAAGATCCAGATGTTTTGTTTAAATACACAAGATTTACAGATGACTCTAAAAAAACACCTTATCAATGTCTACTTTTGTACTTTCTAGAAACTATTGCAGAAGAAGGTTTTACAAAATGCGGCGGTAATCTTTATAAACCTCTTATAAAATATGGTAATAACACGCACGCTTGGAAGAAACAGTGTTCTATTAAAGAATACATATATCAAAAAACTGATCACAAAATAAATTTTGACCAGTGGAAAAATGCTACAGCAAGCGGAGGGAGTAATATTAGTAATGCTGAGAAATATTTTAATGAATTTGTTGGACCAGAGTTACCAACGCTTATAAAAGATCGTCATCTTTTTGCATTCAAAAATGGAAATTATATAACAAAATATAACATCGCGGAACCAAATGAGACCCCTGTTTATACAGATGTATTTGTTCCATATGGAGATTCTCATCCTTATATTACTAATTTTTCAGTTGCATGCAAGTATCATGATTCAAACTTTAACATCTTTTCAGAATATAACGACGACTGGTTTAAAATAATAAATCATTGTCCAACATTTAAAAGTCTATTGGATTATCAAGAATTTACAGAAGAAGTTCAAAAGTGGTTATGTACGTTTATGGGAAGAATGTGCTTTGACATAGGAGAACTAGATAACTGGCAGGTACTCCTTTATCTACTAGGACAGGCCGGCGCAGGTAAAAGTACCATATTAATGAAAATTCTTCAAAAATTTTATGACGAAGAAGATGTTGGTGTAATAGCTAATAATATTGATGCTAAGTTTGGTATTAAACCGCATGCAAATAAATTCATGGTACTAGCACCTGAGATTGCAGAAAATTTTAAAATGGAACAGACAGATTGGCAACTTATTGTAGAAGGGGGTAGAAATACTTATTCAGAAAAGTACAAAAGTGATGAAACAATAGACTGGAAGGTACCCATGACCATGGGGGGTAATAAAATAATGAGATATAAAAATAATTCAGAAAGCGTATCTCGTAGAACAGCCGTTGTAAATTTTTGGAAGAAAGTAATGAATACTGATACTGAAATAGATAAAAAATTACTCAAAGAACTTCCTTTTATAATGAAATTATGTATTAGAGCATACTATTCTGCTTTAAATACGCACGGTAAGAAAGGTATTTGGAATATACTACCAAAATATTTTCATGAAAATAAAGAAGAAATGGAACAAACTACAAATTCTTTGCAGAACTTCTTGAAATCTGGTAAGGTAGTGTTTGATAAGAAGTTCTATGTTCCGATGAAAGTATTTTCTCAAGCATTCAACGATCATTGCCGAGAAAATAATTTGCCAAGAGAACAGTTTACAAAAGACTATTTTATGGCTATATTTACAAATAATAATGTTAAAATTGTACAACAAGGCACTCGCGAATATCCTATTAATTCTGGTATAATACTTAAAAGAACTACATTCTTTACCGGAATAGACATTCCAGGTGATGAAAACGGGATTGACGATCCCGAGTAACGCGTTTTTTTATTAATAATTTAAAAATTTAACCTATTATAAATGAGTAGCGATACTAAAGTAGTAGAAGACTCTGGTCTAGTTTACGTAATTCTTTTTGTATGTGTATTAGCTGTTCTAGCCTTTTTAATCTATAAATTATACAATAAATTAAATGAATTAGCAGAAAAGGTAGAAAGTCTCGCTGAGTCTCCGCCTAATTCAAATCAATCCATCTCTCCAAAAGAAGATACAACTAAACAAGAAGAAGTACCTCTAGATGATCCTGGACCAAGCAAAACATTAGAATCAATTAAGGAAAATTAAAATAAAGTTGTTAAAGACATTATAACTTTTTGATAGTAATTATACTCTTCTTCTGAAACGTATAAATTCCATTTTACTGAATTTAGTAAGTGAGCTTCTAGAGGACCGGAGTCCTCTATTTCTAAATCTAAACAATATTTATTAGCAAGTATTAAACACGTTTCTAAGACCGGTTTAATATTTGCATTTGTTAATTTATAAATTTTATTATATCTATTCATATAAATTATTGCCACAACAACAGTACATTTTTCAAAAAGGGCATTGTTCTTGTAAAAATTTGATATAAAAGAATATATATAACATTTATTTGTAAATGTGTTTATTATTTTATGAGATACATTACAAGATACATTTGAATCTATTATATTATTTATTTGATATAAGGTCAACATTAATATAAAAAATCATTATTATTTTGCAATAAAATAATAATTTCATTCAATACGAATTTATATGCATTTATGTCATTTCCGCCAGTAATTATAATACTACCTGGTCTAAACATTGCACAAGTTATGACACTTTGGTTTATAGGGGTTGAAAACTTAATATTTATTCCTGGATATTTGCTTGGATTAAACGAATATGTCTTAATAGATTCCGTCTTTTTTGTATCTAAATATTTACAAACATTTGTTTGTTTTATATTTTTATCTATCTTGAAATCTGAATTTATCATGCATATTCTTACATTTGATATAAAAGCCTCTGACGCAAAAGCTTCAAGCTTACAAAGTCTTCTATATATTTTTCTTATCGCATATGTTGCAGACATAACATTTAATACCCCCGCTAACTGCATATTTCCATTTGAAAATATCTTTATAGATACTCTATTTTTAGATTGATACTTTACTCCCGTATATGTATTTATACAATTATAAAAGGGTTTGCCCGATATTTCCAAACAATAAACCTTTACATATTCTTCTAAATTTATATTGCTATTAAAACTACAACAGATTGTCATAGTCGAAATACCCCAGATTTTAACTAAATTAAACTTTTCAAGTTTAGTTATATTCTGTAATTCATTGTATGTGTCATAAAAATTACTAAAGTTTTCATTACATATACAATCAGCGTGTTTACGCTTAGGATCGCAGATTTTGCAAAAATCAGTCATTGATTCTTTATAATAAATGGTAAGTTTTCTTTATATTATTATTTTTTAGTAATTTATGACTTCAATTAATCGAATATAATCAAGTATTATGCTGTTGTCCATAGATTCTTTGCAAGCTTTTAGTATTATTTCAGAGTCTTCTTTTGAATGATTTTTAATAAGGTGATTAATGTAGTATATAAATCTTGGTAGTACATTATGATATATTTTTTCTAAAGAAATATGTTTATTTTGAATTTCATTTAAGATGTCATATAGACAGTAAGTTATTATATTTAAATCTGTATTCTTAATCATACTTTTAGAAATAAGTATCTTATTAGTGGTCTTTCCATAGTAGTATCTTATTAATTTATTAATCTGTAGTAATTTATTATCTTTTATAACTTGTCTTGTACACGGATCTCTAAAGTCTTGTGTTTTATTTAAATATTCGACAAATGTATAAAAATCATAGTAAAAAAATTTATCTTTTACCTTTATAGAAACAAAAGGATACTTTAGAGGTTCGTGACATATTGGACAGGTTTTTTCATTTAATGTTTTATTTCTTAAACTATTTTGAATAATTTTGGCAGCGTTATATTGTTTTAATAAGACTAAAAGAAGATCTTTATTATAGTTTGATATATATCGTATACCTTTTATTCTACATAAATTTTTAATGACTTTAATAGTAAAAGTTTTTGAATAAGATATCAACATCACATTTAATTATAAAATATATTTTTAAATTAAATGTCTTGAATTTAAAAAGTGTTTAAAAGAATAAAGTATTTATTTTATAATGTCTTCATTTAAGATTTCCAAAAAACCGGCTCATACAGATGCTAGAATGTCTATAATAGCAAAGCACGATAAAACAATAGAAAATATAGAAAAAGATAAAAAAAATATAAATAAGTATAAATCCGAGTTAAATTTATTATATAAAGCCAAAACTGTTAATAAATTTAACGGGGAAATTGAAGGAAAAATAAAAGAATTAGAGCAAAAAATAAATGACTTAGAAACAGATAGAGACCTTTCTGATTATCTTTTTAGATCTATGGAATTTATAAAAGAAATAGATGCCGAAGAATACACAACAGATTGTAATAATGATGGAGAGATATTTAAGTACATCTCATTAGATTCTACTAATAACAAAGAAGAATTATATAAGAGATATATGGCAAAATGTTTCCCAAAAGAATCGGGTGGATATATAGAAAAACGGAAAAATAGTTATATCTGCGGAGATTGTCAAAGTAGTACTATTCATGATACATCTTCTGGATTACTAATTTGTTACAATTGTGGTCTAACTGAAAAGTTTAATATTTCAGAACTTCCTGAATGGAATCATGCTGAAAACCACGAGTACATAAAACCATATAGTTATAAAAGAACTAATCACTTTAAAGAGTGGATAACCCAGATACAGGGCCGTGAAGGTACAAATGTACCAGAAGAAGTAATTCAATTACTTATTTTAGAAATTAAAAAAGAACGTCTTACTGATAAAAATTTAATTACATATTATAAAGTCAAAGAATTTCTTAAAAAATTAAAATTGAATAAATACTATGAACATATACCAAATATTATTCATAAAATAACTGGTAATAAACAACTCTTAATTTGTCAAGAATTAGAGAATACGCTTATAGACATGTTTAATAAAATTCAAGAACCGTTTGAAAAGCACTGTCCAAAAAATAGAAAGAACTTTTTAAGCTATTCTTATACTTTATATAAATTTTTTCAACTACTTAATAAACACGAATATCTAATCTACTTTCCTCTTTTAAAAAGCAGAGAAAAACTTTTTGAACAAGAAAATATATGGAAAGAAATTTGCAAAGAACTAAATTGGAAATTTATAAAATGTATATAATTAATAAGTATTAAATACTACAGCCCCGTCTTGATACAGAGCAGTACATTTACCCTCTGCGACAACAGTTAGCGTATTAAAGAAGTCTTCGAAACTACTAACGGTAATGTCTTTTTTAGCTGTTAATATAACACGAATGGAATCATATTTGCTAAATGGTACATAAGACTGATCTGTCCCCGTCATATTAGCATTTTTTGAAATTGGTATTAAATAATTAAAAAAATGTGTGTGATCCGGGTCGGGGGAGCGAAGCGCCGGAGTATGATCGGCTATGGAATAAGGAATAATTCCAGAAAAGGATGTAGAATTTAAATAAAGTTCTACGTCAAACCCTCCCAATCCTTTTGTAGTTCCATGACATAGTCCTACTATACTAAGACTAGATGCATATAAACTAAAATGATCGCAATTTATAGTTATACTAGAACCCGCTTTTAGTGTTCCGGATGGTTTAGCCGTTGATGTTAATTCTGAAAACTGTGTAATATTTGTTCTTTTTGCAACTACTTGATTCCTTAAAAAGTCTCTTTCAGAGTTTGTCATAGAGTACTTATTAGCATATAAGCTAAATTTAAATTTAGGGTTTGTCATCCCAGTGAGGGTGTGGTTACTGTTGGTGACGGAGTCAACATATGCATTATACTCATCTTGGGTTAAATTTTTTGGATAAACCTTTATCTGTAAAGTTTGATTATTTGCACAACTCATCAAATAAGAAGAATCCATATCATTATTAGACAACATTCTAAATATATTCAAATTAATTCTTTGAGTAGCAGTTTCGCCTGTTTCTGTTTTCTTTGGGATTTGGGGTTGGAATCCCCGGCGACCCGATGTGTCTGTTTCGTCGACAAATTGGTTAAAGACACCTCCTCCGCCTCCATTTAAAAAATCTTTTACGAGTTGAACAGTGCTTATAGTGCATATTACTTGATTTCCGACACACGCTTCTATTCTGTCTACAAAATAAAGCATATTGTGGTAAACCGTTTCGCTGCCCGCAGTTAACGGCCCTGTTCTTTCTATTACAAGAGTTAAATCATTAATTGCATCGGAATCATTGTCAAATGTAAATACTATAGTTTCGGGACTGGTTATTTCTCCTTTATTAGAAGATACTTCTGAAAAACTACAACCATTAACGTAATACTTGTCATTGTCTTTTTCGTTCCAAAAAATAGACTTTACGCCTGGTAAATTTTTATCAGTAGTTCCATAACCTTGTGTACCGGTACCGTCATAAGCTGCTATTGCTGCAATTGAGCCTGACATTTATTATATTTATTTATTTTTTTTTTAAATTAATTTAAATATTGCATTGTATTGTTTATTTAAATTTAAATAAATTGTACAATACATTTATTTAATATATTTAGTACATAGCTAGCGAAGCAGCGCCGCCCTTGAAGAGCGCGGTAGTCTCACCAACGCATGTTACATCAATAAAAGTAGAACCTCCGGTATTGGGTGTAGAAGTGAATGTTAGAGTCAAACGAATGCTGTCAAATCTATTTAGAGGAACAGACGATCCGCTAAAAGCACTACCTGAAAGCGGGAATACATAAGTACCGAGTCCATATTCATCAACGACAAAAGAAAGTAAATCTCCATATATAAACTTATTTGCATATATTCCAAGAGAATCCGATGTGCAAGAATCTAGTAAAATACCCGGCAATTGTCCAGAAAAGGAGCTTGAATTTAATTTAAGTTCAGCCGTTTTAAGTCTGATGTCATTACCATTAGAGTCAGTCCCAGCGTTTCCAGTAATTATAAGATGGGAACCATATAGAGAAAAATGATCGAGATCAATTGTTTTAACAATCGATGTACCTATATCAGTTACGTGCGCATTCTGAGTCATCTTAAGTCTCTTTGGTAGACCCATTGGCATGGTCTTCATCTGCTCACGTTCTTCGTTGCACATAACCATCTGCTTTGCATAGAGATTACACGATGTAATTGTGCCGGCAGTGGTGACGCCCGTGGCAAAAGTTAATCCAGCCGATGCCTTAGTGCCAAAACCCGTCGCCGTGCCTTTCACGAACATTGTTCCTTCAAGTGGAACATTTTCGGCAAATTGAACAACAGTTAGGTCTCCCGATGCGTCGCCCACGGTAGTGGGTAAATAAGACAAAGTACTGGGGAATTCTTTGAAATAAACCTTAACTTTAACACTCTGATGAGGAGCAGCCGCCATTGGGTAACCATCCTCTGTCTGATTTGCGAATTTTCCAAAACGCGGGCCCAGAGTTTTTGTTAGAGATGGTATTACAAGCCAGGCAGTCGTATCCGAAGTACCTGCACCAGACATAGAAGATAACCTGCTCATCTCTGAAAATCCATCCGCCGGTAACTCAGTTGCATTTACAACTCTTATGTCGTGACTTTCAAGTGTTTGCCAAATTTGAGTTCCTACCTGGATTTCTACGCGTTCTATGATAGACTGTAGAGCAAATGGTTTGACCCGCAAGGTCGTCCTTACAGTACCGTTGGTTTGAGTACCGTCATTGTCGACAGTGACGCCACCAAGCGTCGAGGGTAGGGTATATTCAGGCAACTTCGCTGTTAGTTGTATATACATATCACCTAAACAATCTATGTCATTATTAATAGTAAAAATTCTAGAAGAACCGTAACTTAATGTACTAGCACCACTCGAAGGTATTTCAACTACAGACGAACCAAATAGTAACTGACGAGTAGTATCGTTCTTGTTCCAGAAAACCGACATAACGTCGCCGTCATCTTCATGAATCTTATTAGTTACAGCAAGACCTTGGGTACCAGACCCATTATAAGCAGCGTGAGCAGCTACAGCTCCAGACATTTGTATTTACAATTTATAAAAGAAAATA